TCATTTGCGTAAACCTGAAGGATCAAATTTATTTAACTTTCCTGCTACACGAGTCTTTACCTTTTTAGTGACGTGCACATACGTGTCTGATGTTGTGGAAAGTCTGGCATGACCTAAGCGCCTCTGAATAGCGATAAGTATCGAATCATAATTAGCTTCATCCTCGTCTTCAAGTAGTAAGGTTCCGGCACTGTGTCGTAAGCCATGGAATTTAATGTACCGCAGACTATGCCTATCACAAAATCGCTTCCACCATTTTGAAGGATGCTGGTAATAGTAGGGGGTTCCTGTGCCATTATGGAAAACAAATTGCCGATCAGCACCAAGCCACTTGTCTTCTAAAAACTCTTTTTCTTTTAACCACTCCTGTTTATAAATTTTCAACTCATTCATATACCAATCTGGCATGTCTACATCTCTAAATGAAGCTAAAGACTTCGGCCCTTTTTCTACAGCTTGCCCCTTCAAAGTGAGAGGTATATTGTTTTCAATTCTTATCGTGTTATTGTCAAATAGAACTTCTGGCCATTCTAATCCGTTAAGTTCACCACGTCTGAATCCTCCTAACATTGAACCTAATATTAAAAGCCGCCATTTTCTTGTTTCTTTATACAAAGCATCAACAACTTCTTGGGCCTCCATTTCATCGAAATATTGGGGATTGTCCCGTTGTTCAATTAATTTCTCTTTTGCGTTTTTTGAGGTTGGTTTTTTGACTCCGTCCATTGGATTTTCTTTTATTATTTTCCACTCAACTGCTCGGGAAAATATATTCTTTAGTACGCGATGGATATGTGCTAGTGTACTGGCATCAAGTGGTTCAAGTTGTTTGGCCATTTGCTTTTCACTTAGGGGTTTCTTACTACTTGAAGGCTTCCTTGTTCCTGGTTTTTCTAGATCATGAAAAAAAGACACGAGTTTTAAAGTGGTAAGTTGGTCTATGCGATCATTCTTAAATACAGGTATTAATCGAGATTTAATCACATTCTCGTATACAGTTAAGGTAGTTTGAGAAAGGTTGTTGGGGTTACTAGCATACTTTTCTCGCCATTCTTCAATGAAGTTAATGAATGTTGTTTTTTCTGGTGCGATATATTCTCCTGCTTCTACTTCGATTTTAAATTTAGCCAACTCATTGTTAAGGTGATCATTCAATCGTTTCTTTGTTCTTAACAAGACTTCATCCTCAATCGTAATTGCTTTACGGGGACGATTGCGACTGCCGTCCCCGTTTAAACCTAAATCAACCGTAAGACGCCATGTATTTTTCCCTCTTTTTTCTATGCTTCCTTTTGCCACATAAATCCCTCCTGACGAACACCAGTTCTATTTTTTTGTATGGTAAACAGCCTTGCGGCTGGAAAGCGCAAAGTTACATTTCTAAGTTATGAAGTTGTTTCGGTACGCCGCATCGCAAGAGGTATGATTCTTCTGTTTCTCCTGGATCGCGTTCAGTGAGTTGGGTTAACAGTTTTACCGCAAAAATATTTGCTTGTCGTTCGAATTTTCCTGTATTGAAGAAGGTATGCTCATCAATCCAGAATTGGCTTAAACCCGAATGAAGTCGATCGTGTCCAAGTTCATGAGCACACACCACGCGTTGCCACTCTTCAGGCAAGCCATTATGTATAACAATGAATCGCCTGCGCAACCGTCTGTAGTATAAACCTCTCGTGCCTGGTCCGAATTCCGCATGTTGAATTATTATGTTAAGTCCTTTAGCTATTACAAAAGGATCGTTGGTCTTGAATCTGCGAACGAGCTTGCGAATGATGTCATCCAAACCGGTCACCTACTTTTCGTCTCTAGGGGGTGCCTTTTTCTTACGTCCATATGTTTTCTTATTTAGCTCTTTGGCTTCCCAAAGTAGCCCGGTCAGAATGTCCATAGCTCTTTGGCGGTTTTCATCTGTAATTGGTACCCCATCAAACAAGACAGGCTGGTCTTCTTCAAGGATTTTCTTAATATCTGATAAGTCTTTAGATGTGGCCCATTCTGGAGCGTTGTGAGTGGTGTCTTCACTCTCAGTGAAGTGGTCTAGCGGCTTGTTAAAATAATCGGCGATTATCTTAATCAAGTCGATCTTAGGACTTTTTGTTGCTCCGTTCAGAATCTTTGTGAGTGTTGTATAAGGTATACCTGTGTCTTTAGAGACTCTGTAGGCGCTTAGATTGTTCAAATCCATCAATTCTTTAATTTTATCTGACAGCATTAACATCACGACCTCCGATAGTATAACCTAAAAAGGATATAACCCAATACGGTTATAATAAAACAAAAAGAGGAGATATGTCAAGCTTAAGAGAGGATCAAAGAGTAAATATATAGTTTTATAACCTAAAACGGAGATTAATGAGTTTTACTATAACCTAAAACGGAGATATAGTGTGTTAAGGAGGTGAACACAACATGGGGTTAACAATCGGAAATAACGTTCAAAAGTTCCTTGACGAAAGAGGGTGGACGCCGTACAGGCTGGGTAAGGAAAGCGGTGTTTCAATGACTGTGATATATGGCTTGAAAGAAAAAAAACAGGGGCCAAATGCTGAAACGCTTGTCAAACTTGCAACTGCTTTAGATGTAACAGTTGATGAATTGGTAAGGGATCATCAATGACTCCAGTATACCATACCTCAAAAGAAAGGAAATGTGAAATGGATAATCCATTAGTTTTGCTTGAGGAAGCAATTCGTTCAATGATATCCGAGCATGTAGCTATAGCAGAAAATCGACTCAGGGCAGAGTTTGCTGGACTGAGTGATAAAACTTTGGACGTAGCAGAGACGGCAGCACACATAGGAATCTCTGAAAAACTGATATACCGTATGTGTCAAGAGGGCAGCATTCCACATGAACGTTATGGGACATCAGGTTCCAGAAGACCTGTAATCAAGTTCCGTCTAACTGATTTGGAGGCATGGAGAGCTGCACAACGGGCTGCTAGTTACAAAAAAGGAAGCTGAATTTTTCTGAAACATGCCGATTAACTTCAATTTTATGTTTGAAAGGGGTCTTATCTTGCTCATAGACATTAATAGAATTAAGGTCAGTGACCGTATCCGAAAGGACTTCGGTGGTATTGAAGAACTTGCGCAAGACATTGATCAAAACGGACTTATCAATCCTATAGTAGTAACACCAGATTATCAGTTAATAGCAGGAGAGCGTCGTTTGCGCGCTCATCAGTACCTGGGACGCAAAGAGGTTGTAGTCCGGGTGATGGAAATCAGCGACTTCGAACATCAGCTTCGGCTTGAAATATCCGAGAACGAGCATCGGAAAGAATTCACCTTCTCAGAGCGAGTTGAATGGGCTAAACGTCTGGAAGAGGTTGAACGGATCAAAGCTAAAGAACGAATGGCCGCAGGCAAGGAAAATTTTCATGAGCAGCCTGCCGGACAGGTTCGTGACATAGTTGCTGATCACGCAGGGTTTGGATCAGGCAGAAATTACGATAAAGCAAAGTACATCATGGAAAACGCCACACCGGAAATCATTCAACAGCTTGACGCAGGGATCATTTCCACACACAAAGCGTATGTAGAGACAAAAGAGCGACTTGAAGCTGCTTTGCGAGAGGCTGAGACTAGGGCGAACCAAGCCGAGAAGGAAAAGGAAGAACTTGAGCGGCGGTACAAGGATGCGATTCCAGTCGATCAGGTGGACGAAGCAGTAGCGGCGGCAGTAGAACGTCGAGATGAAGAGACAGAAGTTCTTCTCGAACAGAAATCTCAGGAAGCTGCTAAGAAGATTAAAGAGCGTGATCAATACTGGAAGGACAAGCTTGAAGTTGATGTGGAAAGCGAACGCCTGAAGGTGGAAGAATTGAAAGCTGGTTATCAACGGACGAAAGAAGAGTTGGAGACAATGAAGCTCCAGCAACCTGATGACTTTGATGAACAACAAGCGGCAGCTCAGATGAAAAAACTTCGCTTTGAAGCTGACAGTAACACTATTCAAATCAGCATTCATGTTAAACAGTTCCTACAGAAGGTTGGTATTACATCGTTCATGCTTGGAGCAGTATCCAGTGCAAGCACCAGTGAAAAGAAACGGCTGTCTGAAGGTCTTGATATGCTCCAATCCTTCATAGACCAACTTCGTCCGGCAATTAATTCAAGAAAGGTGGTAAATCCAAATGACATTGATGAATCCTAATCAGCCTGACTTCTTATCGGTTGTAGAAAGACAGATGCAGTTAACTGAAGCACAAGGTATGGCTATTCGCGGTTTGGTGGATGGCATCAGACAGATGCAAGAGGACGTTGCCGAAAAGGTCGGAGAGGTTCAGATGATGGTTCAGGAGGTCCGGGACAGCGTAACGCTGACGGATGCAGAGTGCTACCAACTCCAGTCTCTTGTTCGCAAGAAATCTAATGGACTAACCAAGGATCGCTATAAAGAGTCTGATGAGAAGTTCAAGGACATGGTTGGTCGTTATCGTCGAATGATCTGGAGTAAGTTGAAGGAAAGGTTTGAAGTAGCGAAGTACAGTCATGTGCGGCGCATTGATTTTGATGACGCGGCAGAGTTCGTCAAGGAATTTCGTCCAGAAGACTACATTTGATAGGAGTTGAGAATGATGGCTGTCAAATTTATGACACTTGATGAATTAGCCCGCATGTGGTCACACAAACCATTACAGCATGCGATTCTACAAAGAAACATTGCTAAAAAGAAATGATGATACACGCTCATAAGTTAATGCAAACCAGGGTGTTGCGTCGAAAGATTAGGGACTTATATGATGATGCAATTGATGCATTATCAATGGAACTTAACATAAGAACAATAAAACGAGAAATCAAAGTACTTCGTGATGAACTCATACAGTTGGAACGTTCAATTGATAAAAACGCGGAATATGAAGGCCTTATCTGGAAAGAACCATCAGGTTATAAGGTTGAAGGGACAGTGATTGGTTTGTGTAAGCACTGTGATAGAGAGGTTTTCTCAGGACAGAGAGTTCCTGATCCGAAAGAAGAAGGACTCTTTTGTAACTACTATTGCAGAAGAGTCTACCGCAACAACAGTAACAAATGAGTCCTAAAGTTAATCGTGCTACCAACACGATCAGTTACCTAAACAATTGAAAGCATTATATCATGTTGTTTCGATTTTGCAAATACAACAGCGTGTCATTTGAAGTTTCGGGGTGAGGAGAGTGGCAAGTCCCCAGTTAAAAAACGGATATATAGGAATTGCTAATGAAATTTGGGACGAGATCATCAGTAGGAAGTTCACAGAACGCCAACAGAAGGTGCTCAAACTTGTTCTACGACTCTCTTATGGCTGCCAAAAGAAAGAGGCTGTCATACCACTCCTCAAGAATTTTGAACTGTGTGGAGTGCGTATACAGGATGCCAAAAAAGAGATCACCTATTTACAACAATGCAAGGTTATCTCATGGGACGGAAAGCAAATTTATTCGCTGAACAAGAACTATGATGAATGGCGAGTTAGTCTCGTAAAAGAGTGGGATCGAGACAAGTTTTCTGAACTTATTTCACTTAATTTGAGTAAAACCAAAGTTACAAAAAGTGTAACTCCAGAAAGTGAAGAGTATGACGAAAGTTACGAAAAGTGTAACTCCGAAGTTACGAAAAGTGTAACTGTTGAGTTACGAAAAGTGGAAGTCGAAGAGAGCTCAATCCCTTGCGGGAGTAAGTCTGAGGGCACCTCTAAAGACATGTTTAAAGACAGTATTAAAGTTAGTTGTTGTTTAAAAGATGCCAATTCGGTCTTTGAATCATACACGGGAAACCCGGATTCTGTTCCTAATACCGAAGCAGATACTGACTCTGATCGGGAGGTTTCCCAAACCGAATATCGTAATCAAGTCGCAGATCGTTATCTCCAGAGGAGAGGGAAAGGACTGGAGATATCATTCAACGATGAAGAGACTGTCAATCAGTTCATGGCTGAAAGGATTCCGCTCCAAACAGTCTTAGACGGAATTGACCAAGCATTTAACAATTTTAAACCCAAAAACAAATGGGATCAGATACGTAACCTGAGTTATTGCGCCACGGTTGTATATTCTCTACACGCTAAGCGAGAAAACTTAAATCAGGTTGCAGTTCCAGTGCCGGATATTCGGCCTGATGAAGAATCATCCGAAGCTACTGTGACAAAGGATGATTTAAAAGAGATGTTGGCTGCTTTACGGTCAAAACAAGGAGTGTGAGTGTATGGGTAGCTTTGAGGAAGAATTAAGGGCGCTGGTCCCTCCTGATTTTGTTGAAAGGCAGCAAGCGGCTATTCAGCAGATTAATAACCATCCTGAAATACAACGACTCAGACAGACGTACCCTGATCGTTCAAGCGACCTGACAAGCCCGAGAAGATACAGGGACGTGTCAGAACATTTGGCTCAATGTGATGCATGCGCCACTTGCCCTGGTCTAATAGGCTGTCAGAACGTCCAGAAGGGGCATAGGAGCGTCGAAGAGCCTAACCCCAATAAAACGGACGAGTTAGTGTTTCGACTCCGGAAATGCGATTTACTAAAGTCTCACGAGCGACAACAGGGTATAGGTCAAAAGATCAAGAGCCACTATATACCATCGCACATTCTGGATGCCACCTTTGACGATATTGAACCTGATCCGCAGCGGTTGGCTGCGATTACGTCGGCAGTGAAATTCTGTAGCACCTTCGTTCCAGGGGAAACGAGAGAAGGATTATATCTTTATGGTCCGATGGGGGTGGGTAAGAGCCGGATCGCAGGAGCGATTGCTCAAGAACTTGCCAAATGTGACATAGATGTTCTCATGGTCTATGTACCGGATTTTCTGCTGGAAGTCAAAGATGCTATTGGTTCCAAGACAGAAACAGTTGAGAACAAACTTGACTCTCTACGGACAGCATCTGTACTGATACTCGATGATATTGGAGCCGAGACCTTAACCATTTGGACAAGGGATGAAGTGATAGGTCCTATACTCCAGCGACGCATGGAGCGTCTGCCGACAATATATACTTCCAATTTGACTGTTAATGAATTGAGACATCACTTGGCTAATGTAAAGGATGCCAGGGAGATGGACAGAAAGCAGCATGAGAAGAAAGCGGAGCGGATTATTGAACGGATTGAGCCTTTTGTAAAAATACTGCCAGTGGGCGGAAGAAATAGACGGAGGGGATAGTAGTATGTGCAAAACTTGTGGTGGTGCAACGGTAAAATATCAATTTGTTGGTGCGATGATGATGCTCGGCCCTTGCCCGGAGTGCAATCCTAACGCCAAGAAAAAACCACAGGAGGTAAATCGTCCTTATGAAAATAGTCGTGGATAGTGAGTTGCTCGTTGAAGCACTCGAAGATGCAAGTAAAGCATTTGCAAGCAAGAGCCTCATGCCTATCCTAGATTGCTTCTTGATTGAGGCTGACAGCGAAGGGCTGAGAGTTACCGGGACGGATAATCGGACAACAATTCAGTCTTACATCTTCAGCAAGGACGTCCGGGTCGATATAAATGGACGTATAGCACTCCCGAAACTGTCATTGGAAATGATGAAGAAACTTAATGGGGACGTAAGCATTGAGGCAAAAGGGACAACCGCAATTATCAGGTCTCGGAAGAAAGAAATAGACATGGGCATCTTCGACCCAGAAGAATTTCCTCAAGTGCCGACCGTTGATGATAGTGAAATGTTTGAGATGACAGGCAGAGAACTCAAAAGATTATTCAAAAAGGCAACGTATGCGGCTGATCCTACGGGTAAAAATGCTGCAATACTTTCAGGAGCGCATGTGTATATTGATGATGGTCTGATCGGGATTGAAGCAACGGATAGACATCGGCTTGCAAAGACAGAGTATGCCACAGAAGTTGGGAAATTAGGTGGTGCTGTTATTGAAGCTAAGGCACTTGGGGATCTCCAAAAGATCATCTTAGACAAAGACAATATCGAATTTGGATTTTCGAAATCGACTGGCGGAGAAGTAGTTCATGTTTTTGCTAGAACGGATCGGTTTACGTTTTATTCGCGAGTGTTGGAAGGGCAGTTTCCTGATGTCCGATTAATGTCCAATGTGCCTGAAGGGGTTACACGGATCACGGTTGAAAGGAGAGAAATGTTGGACTGTCTTGAATTGATCTACACCCTTGCGAAAGAAGATAAACATAACAAAATAATTCTAAGGATCAGCCAAGACGAGATGAGCATACGCGGGCAAGGGAGGGAGACTGGAAAGGTTAGCGAAAGCATTGTTCCTGATTCATTTTCGGGAGATAACTTACTGGTTGCTCTTAATTCCAAATATTTTATGGATGCTTTGAAAACGCTCGAAGGGGACAAAGTGTTGTTGGTTTTCACGGGTAAAGTTAAATCGATTTTCATCCAAGATCCAGATGATTTGAAGACGGTGCATGTTGTACAGCCATACAGAACGGAAGATACGCTATGAGTAAATACAACGCAACCAAAGTGATCGTCACTGAAGACGGGACATTGTTCTCGGAATGGATCGTCAAGAAGCACAAGCTTGATATAACCGGTATACGATTCGATAGCATAGCTGAGGGAGAGTATTATCAGCTCCTTCTCCAGCAAAAGAGTTTTGGGGAGATTAAAGCCTTCGAATGTCATCCTAAATTTGTTCTTTAAGAGAAACCGAAGGTTACTTACATTGCTGACTTCCTGGTAACGGAATTAGACAACAGTCAACGGGTGGTGGATATCAAAGGAGTAGAGACATCCACCTTCCGAGTCAAACTGAAACTATTCCAAGCTAAATATCCGACTTTACCAATAGATATACTTGTTAAAAAGCGTGGAGAATTCATTCCACTTGCACAATACAAGAAGGAAAAAGAAGCGCGTAAACGAGCGGTGAATGCACTTAGAAAACGAGCAGATGAGGGGAGAAAGCAAAATGAAAATCAAACATACCGTAATCAAAAACGAGGACATTAATAAGCATCTTAACCAACAGGAGAAAGAAGACTTGCTGCGCTTGCTTCATAAAATTCAGTATGGTCGAGTTTCAGAGGGGAAAGTTGGATTTAATATGTACCTGGTTGTGAATACAGACGAAACTTATGCCGAGGACATTGTACGCGTCTTACAAGAAAACGGCCATTGGGAACCAACACACGATACAAATCAAGCTGAGTTTCTGCTTGAGGGAGATACGATGGAGCTTCCAGAAGTTAAGAATCCCATCTAATTGGAAACTAAAAAGGAGCACAGAGGTTTACTTTTCCTCTTGCTCCTGCACTACAAACAAATCTTCTACACCTATACCCAATGCTCTTGCGATAGTAAACAAGTGAGTAGATTCATGACGGGTATTTCTATCAAATCGACTTAACGTACCCTGAGGAATGCCGGTCATTTCTGATAATTGTTGTTGAGTAATCCCCTTATCTTTTAAAAGAGGCATTAAATTTGGTTTCACATTAATCATAGTAGTCACCCTTTCAAAGGGATTATACGATAACGAATATTTATTAGCAAGATGGATTAACTGAATATTCGATATCGTATATGATTACATCAGGAACAAAATATACGAAATACGATAACGAATAAATGAATTGGAGGTTGAATTAATTTGATAAGAACTTATAAAGAAACACCTTTCTGGACCGATGGCTATTGGGAATTCGAATATGACCTCACCTTACTTACCATCTGGATAAGAGAATTGAAAGTTCGTCTGAGCGAACGAAAACAGGCCATTAGGCTCAGAGCGTTCACTGGATACATCCAGTGAAGTTGGCACCACTCAGAGGTAAAGGAAATATTTCCTTACCTCATCTATGAAACATTGTACTGGAACAATTAACAATATATCCGAACTGCATATGAAAACGGGAGGCGATGAACCATGACTGAAGCTGAAAAAGAAGAATTCTCCACGGCGTTATCTGAAAGGTATCTCCAGATTCGACAATTCAATTCGCATAACAAAGAACTAATAAATACCTGGGATGAAGTAATCAGTGATCTGCCTCCCGATATTAAATCAAAATTCAAAGAAAAGCATGGTCGATTGTCGGCTTTGTAAAGGAGGTTTGGTTATGAGTACTGTAGATTTGAACAACTTCGATCAACAACCTACTGAAGTGCAGCAAGCCATTGCTTTTTATGTTGGATACTCGCTGCAAGAAGTGCAAGCGACTGTCGAAGAAAGACTAGCACATTACACTGTATTGGAAAAGTTCGGATTATTGGAACCTCTAAATCCGTAGTGGAATCGTAGTGAATTAGGTTCAAAATATAAGCATAAGCACAGAAGAAACGAAGGAAAGGTGGATGAGGAAATGGCCCATCAGACATTCTGGAAACCGGAGAAAAAAGCAAAAGAAAAGAAAGCGAGCAGCTTCGGACGGAGCAAGAAAGATAAAAAGCCTGTACCGGAATGGAAGAAAGACATTTTAGCTCATCACCAATCCCGACCAGGCTCCAAGGAACGCGGTGATTTTCCTAAAGATGTCATAGCTGAGCTTATCGAAGAATCAAACGGGATTTGTGAGTGCTGCAAGATTGCTGAAGCAACAACTACTCACCATGTTTATCCACGGGGGCGAAAAGGCCGTGGAGTTAAGACAAACGGCCTCCGTCTTTGCTGGCCCTGTCATGATCGGATACAAACGAACGAAGAATTGCTCCAGTTTTGGATTTCAGCTTTCCGCGATAAGTACGGGGATCGATTTTGGTTTGATGAACAGGATTGGGACGAGTACAACCGGAAGCAAGAGGCGCAGCGGGAAGCAGATCAGAAGAAACGGAATCGCGAACAATCTTTAAACCCTGTCAAAGAACTGATCTCTACAGCAGCAGGGCGTACCTTGAAGGCCAAAGAGATTCGTCTAATTGAAATGATGGATGATAAACAAATCGCAATATTCGAGACAATGATAAACGATATCGTAAGATTTGAAGAGAAGCATCAAGTTCCGTTTGGGTACGGACACTTCGATGATTAAAGTATACAAAATTCTCATAACAACGAGTTTAAATTGATTATATTGTTGTTCTGAAATGAAGGAGACATCTACTTGATAAATGTTGAATTGACGAAAGAGCAGTCAAATGCCTTAGAAAGTTTCACGAGTCAGGAGTCATTTAATGCAGATGCATTCTTAGCTAATTGGTTGAAGACTGGGCTTATGAGTGAAGAGAATGAATGTTTGAATAACTTATCACCTACGCAAATGGCAATATGCCTCTTAGTTGGTTATCGGGTAGAAATGACGGAAGAAGAGCAACTTCTTGAAGCATATAAAGAATGCCCAGTCGTGAATGGCGGCAGATGGGCGCAATTAGAAAACGTAGCTGCGTTCCGTGACGGAATGACAACAGCATTGAACATTGTTGGGAAGAAGGTTCTCGGCATTAACGAATAAAGAATACACCCACAGAGGTTAGGGGATAGGGAGGGGATAGGCAACCCTCCGATAGCACCACATATCACAGAGGCCATAGGCCCACCAAAAAGGAGCGGAGATATGAAGATCGAACGTTTGCGAGTAGCTGGCCTAGAAAAGCAGGAGTGGCATTTCTTGATCAAAGTGAGCAGCCTGGACGGAAGCATCACATTCACACTTTCGAAATACTTCCGATTGGAACGACCAAGTAAACGACATAAATTTAAAACTGTTCAAACGTATGAATCCAACAGACCTAATGCGACAGGCCGGGGGATTTTGCCAAATAAAGATTATGTGCCTGTGCCAGAGGATGTCATCGATGAAGCAAAAGAACGGATGATCGCAAGTATCACATATCTGGGCTAGGCCCACCAAAGGAGAGATAACACATGAATCAACGTAAACTCGGTCAAATCTATCAAAACAGAAAGAGCTTTGCTCCAGCATTGTGGACGTTAGTTGGTGAAATTCCAGGGAAGGTAAGTCTTCAACACAGAACCGAACCAGCTACACGCCAAGTGACCGTGGAAGAATTTGAAGAAGATTTTGTACAGGTAACAGTCACTGAAACGGATAACCGTAAGCTATTGCGTGAATTGGGATACAGTTCGCGGCAACTAGACATGATGTCGGATGAAGATTGCGAAGCGGAAGTAATTGAGATTCCTTACAACGCTTAATGAATGAGAGGTCTCCGGGCCTCTTTCCCAGGGAGGGATATACAGATGCAAGTATCGCTCAACGTTAATTGTGTGTGCGGAGCAAAGATGGCGATAACTCCACCAAAAGAGATTCAGCAGTCACCAGAAGAACTACGGTACTTTGATATAAATTGTGGCTATTGTGAACGGCTGATAGGGAAGTTTTCGTTTGCACTTAATTTGAGGGAGGAAGAACAGTCATGAGTGAACGAAGATACAAATTACTCAATGGATACACCTTGTACGTAGACGATGAAAGTCTCAATGTGTCGCGTGATATTTCTACTCTCACAATCGAGACCAGTGGTGATGAAATCATAGACCAGGTGTTTTTATTGCTGGATCAAACTAAATCTGAACGGGATCGGCTACACAAGACGCTTAAGGATGCACTTAAGCTGATGGACAAAAAGCTATATGGGATAGCGCACAAGAACCTTGTAGAAGCTCTGGCGGTGGGTCAGGAAGGAGAGGGGAACCAAGTTGAGTAACATGGGATTCGGAATGTGGCACGATGGCGGAAATCCATCCTGTTATGTAGCGCCTAAACATAATTATGATTCTCCTGAAGATTTCAAAGAAGAATGCATTTCTGAAGCAGATGGGTTTTATCAGGTCGGCCCTGTGCGTGAGAGGCATGCAAGATGGTTCCCGGTAGCACCGGAAGGGATTGATATAGACGGTGGTTGCTATGCATTTTGTTCCGCTGGACGTGGATCGTTCGCCGTTTGGGTAGCTGATGTAAAAGAGATTGAGGATTGAGGTCTGTGGGCCCCTCCCTACTAAGGAGGATATAACACATGATCGAATTCACATATTCCGAAATGAAGCAAATTGATATGGCGTTGAAAGCGCACATCAACGAAATCAATGCGCTTGTGATAGAGGATCACTTCAAAGAAGAAGGAGATCGTAAAATAATCGAAAAGTGGCTGGATGCTGCAAGAAGCGCTCAAGAGAAGGTCCAAGAATACACGAAGGATTAGGGAGGATATATAGATGACACAAACAGCGTTGACCCGGGAGCAAGTGTTGGCACTCAAGCCGGGAAATGAGTTGGATTTGATCGTAGCCATTGAAGTGATGGGACATGAAGCGGGTGAATTCAAAGACGGTTGGATCAAACTGGGCCCGAAATTTGAAGGTTGCCCGAAAAGGTACAGCACGGACATATCCGCAGCATGGGAAGTATTTAAATGGTTAGTAAAAATGCACGAAGACGCTACTATCGCGTATCCATGGAATGTTTCGGCTGACTACGATCCAATGAGAGAGACGACCTGGAAGATACATGCCGAAGGAAAGTCTGTACCTGAAGCAATCTGTAAGGCAGCTCTATTGGCTGTACTGGACATATAGGAGGGATAGAAGAAATGACAAATGACCAAATCAAAGACATTCAGTTTCTAATCGACCTGAAAAACGAGTTGAACAGTCAGGATGACGATTGCCAAGCGGCTCCGCGCTTCTGGACAGTAGGTGACTATAAATGGGTTGAATGTTCAGAGGATAATGCTGAACGGCATTCAGTTTACCTTCCTCAAGATGGTGAGTCCTACGAAATAAATTATTTCTTGGAACAGATATTGGGCAGGGATGAGCTAAAGCCTGATGCGTTGAAAGCTCTGGACGAGATCGATTGTTCTGAAACGGCTCACGAGTGGATTACTGAACATTATGACTATGGCGCAACACTTCACCCTGAATGTGAGGAACACTTTATCAGACCAAACACAATGTTTCTGACAAAGGCCGAAGCCAAACGGCATATCGAAGTGAACCATTATCACTACACTGACCGGGCTCATACATATGCTATGACAGCCTGGAGGGCTCCAAAAGTTGAACGGCTGCTGAACATCTTGAGTGATTTTGATTTTGAAGGTATTTGCGGCAAGGCCGCCATCGGAACGACCGAATAAACCCAGTGAAACGGGGGCCGGATCAGGTCTGGTCTCCCCAAATAGGAGGATATACATGGAACTCACAATTAAAGAGTTGACTCAGATAGATGAATCCTTGCAATCTCGCATCAACAAATTCAGATCTCTTGTAAAACATGGTCATATTGTTGAGAGAAAAGAAATAATCACAATTCAAAACTGGTTGGAAGATGCGAAGAGCGCACAGGAGAAAGTCCAAGAATACATGGCGGGGTTGGCTCCCAAGGAAGGAGCGGAACAATGAAACAGATTAACGTGAGATGCACTGATCCCTTCCAAGCGTTCAGTGGAACAAACTTATTGTACGAGGTAAAAGAGGGCGAGGAAATGGTAGCGGTATTGCACGAGGAATCAGAAGAATACTTCGCAATGGACAGTGACGGCGAAGAGGTATACGTAGGGTGCTTGGATGTGAACGGTGTACTTGAACTGGATGAATGTTTCGAGTTGGTTGAGGAAGGAGCGGATAAGCATGAGCAGTTATGAGTTTGGAGCAAGAGCATGGGATACCGAAACCAAAGAGATGTCATATGACTGCCTAGAGCGTAACTGGTTGAAGGTAGCTGTTTTGTCTCCACATGTAGAGTTGATGCTTTATACAGGATTGCAGGATCGTAATGACAAAGACATTTACGATGGAGACATTTTGGACGGCAGCTACAACAATCCAATGTCCGGACAACTTATCAAACGTCATTACAGAGTCGTGTTCAGAAAAGGTTCATTCCATGCAGATTTAATCGGTCATCATCCATACGGATCAACGTCACTATACTTTGCGAATGAAAAATCGGTTGTCATAGGCAACATCTACGAAAATCCTAAATTATTGGGTGAGGAAGGAGCGGATACAGAGGCGTAAATGGGACCCGGAGGTTTTGTCCAAGCTGAATGATCAGGTACTGGTTTACGCAGACCAATATGCTTGTGTTTGTTACGTTTCAAATGGATTGCTCTGTGATACTTACGATGGCGAGCCCGTTGAAAATATCACTCATTATGCTGAAATTAACGAACCTAGGGAGGAAAAAGCATGAGACAATTCGGATTAACTTATGACGATGCGGTGGCTATCCAGTCATCCTTACTAGAAGGGTTAAGGGCACAAAACAGGTTTTACCGACATTTCAGCCATGACTTAAATTCGTCAGAAAGAAAGACAGTTATGCTTGAGACCAAACGGGCTATGAAAAAGATTGCTTATCTGAATTCTTTCACGAAGGCCAAAAGTAAAGCGGAGTTACGGGAGATTGGGAAGTTGGTGGTGGAATGAACAACCGTGTAGCTGGTTTGATAAATGAGTGGGAAGGCGTAGCTCCAGAGGATTTGATTGAAGCTATAAAAGAACGTGACCAGGCAATGGAAAAAATGACAGAGATCAATGCAATTATTGCGGCTGAACGGGACGAGACAAAACGTTTGCTTGAGTGGTTTCAGAACAGGTGCTTGGAATTTATGAACGAGAAGGCGAAGTGGGAAACGCGGGAGGGAACGGCATGAGCACAGAAGAAATAGTAGTTATCGCACCTAAGCATGAAGACATTGATGATACCAAAAAGATCATTCAGTTAAACTTTTTTTCGGATGTGGATGAAGTAGATATTCGTAAAACCAAATGGCTCCTCGGTAAATATGTGGACATGATCGACATCATACAAAATTATGAATATGCACTCAAACAGATTGAGAACGGAATGTCAGCCTATGAGTTGTTGTCGGCTGAGGGTTCAGTTGCCAAGCGAGAAGCAGGTCATGAGCTGACAGCAGATGTTACAGCTAATTCGGTAATTATGAAGGACAAGCGTCATGATAACTACAAGCTTTATGTATTCATAACCAATAACGTCCGATTCGCCATAAATAATATTAAAGATCCTCATGAGAGTGTAGCTGCGAGACTGCTATTTTTGGAAGGCAAGAAGTATCTGAAAGCACAGGTTTACATGGAAAAAGGATATCGCAAGGACGTACCCGGTATCGCAGCAACAACATTTGCTGATAAGCGTCGAAGGGCTATAGCAAATATAGCTAATTGTTTGAAATTCAATCGAACCTTGGATCTTGTAACGATCGACTATGGTAGAGGTCGAAACAATGAAGGGGAACTAGGATTACTTATCCCGAAATGAAACACAAGAAAAGCCCTGCCGCACTGTGTTGCCGGGGCTTTCACTTTAGTAAATAAACGTCTTCTTAATTCTGAGGGATTCTCATCTATCATTCTCTCTTTACTGTTAATGTAAACACGAGATTGCGATTTTGTAAAAGAAAAAGGACGCCTAGTTTTTACGCTAAGAGCCCTTTTTTTATGTTTATTTATTTTGCATCACTTAAGTCAATATCAAGACTTGGTGGCGTAACAGGGGTGGGCATTGCTTTCACCACACCGACACCATGAGCAATATCTAGTTGGTTGATAATTCGGGTCTCGTTAAATTCTTCACAAATGCTGTAGAGATTATTCTTTGCCTCTATAACCGTTTCAGAAGAAATATTGCGACATTTGTAACGAGCTGTCATGCTATCAATGTACATAGCTTGGTATGTTTCAAGGATATCCCTATAATGTTCTTCAATGTTAGCAAACCTTTGAGCATGATCCCTAGAATGGACTTTCTCATCTGCCAGTTTTTTTTCAACAACGTGTAATGCGGTATAGAAGTACGTAGTAACTAACCAATCATTAGGTATGGGCTTTTCTGGAGCCTCTGAAACGTACCTTTGAATAAGGTTAATATTGGTCATTAATTTATTGAAATGAGCATCTTTCTTTGGCACTTCTCTTACCCCCCAAAACCAATCTGGGAGTAGTCTTCTGGGAGTTCATCAGCATCAAACTCTTCTTCCAATTCAAAAGTTGACTCAATGTAAATCCCATATTCTTTGAAAGCTCTGACTTGCACTTCAGCCAAAAATCTCCCTAATTTAGGGTGATCTTCTTTAAACACAACTACGAATTCATGTTGTTCTCTGATCTTTCGATGATAAACCTCTAACGCGTTCTGTAAATTTAAAAACGCATTGGTTATTTGCTCTAACATATTAGCATCACCGCCCGCTTCTAGCTTATGCGATCCAGTATTTGCTGATGTCCCAATGTTTATTCTTATACGATCAAATAGTTCTCTTATCCTGTCAATATCATCAGTTAATCCCATTGTATAATCGTATATATTTTGCATTCCAGAACCTCTAACAGTTCTCATCCAGTCTTCGGTGGAAGGCATCCCGGATTGATATCGACTAATATGTATTCCTACGTGTGGATCTCCGAAAGGATAAACTTTATGGTCTTCACGAGTTTTCGTCGTCATTACCCTCATCCTCCTCTAATACATTATCTAATATCCAGTGAGCCAACTCCACAGCTCGTGATTTAGTTAAAGTGATAGATACTTTTTTTTCTCTTTCAATCTCTAAATAATTTGGCTTTCGATTAAGAATCACTTGATCATCATCTTGCACATCAAGAGGTCTTTCAACAACCATTAAGGGAACTAGAACTTCTTCATAAAAATCAATTACCACATCCCCTTGAGGATTTGATGCTGATTGAGTGGAATTGGCGTATGTTCTTTTATAGTCATTACTCTTAGTATCAATGTATTTAATCATTTCTCGTGTTGCTTCTACCATATATGTACACCACCCTAAACTTAAATTAAGTTTACTATACTAGAACTTTACCCTAAAGAAAAGAAAAGAATTACCCAGTATTTTCCTATATACAACATATAGTTTTTTGCATTTTTCATTTACTACATTTAGTTTAAAAGACCTATAAAGAAATAAAAAAAGTAAATAAATAGATCTAACTGTTCTTAAGAAAACATTGGTTAGAATAGACTGAAACTTAATTTAAATTTACCATTTTATTGAATTTTTCCTCTCTATTTATTTTAGAAATAACTCTTTAAAGTAGTTTAAAAAAATCACTAGTCTTTTTAATTTTTCTTTTCAAAAAACAACTTAAAGACATCTAGAAGACTTTTTTTTAATAAGTTAGATTTTCTTAGAAACTTAGAAATATAGAGTTAGTAATTATCATTACCCAATATAAAAGGACTCCTTCAGGATCTACATTTTTCTTATTATTTCGTCTCTCTCTCTTTATATAGAGTAATGCAGATGTACTTATTACAACAATACTAAAAAAAAACTCATCTTACTTTAACGAGCTTCCAGATCGGTGAATAGGGCTTGTTGTTCGGTGAATGTTTTATTGGAGTTATAAATGAACGCTTGATCAACTCTATTAACTTATCTAGGTTTCTTAGTTTCCTCAGCCATATCCTTCAGCAACAATTTCTTATCCTTGATGCGTTTACTAACGCTGGCAATCGTTCATTCAACTAAGGAATTATTTCTTGGCGTTGAAGTCTCAAAAAACGAAGTAATTCCGAATGAAAAGAATGTTATCTTAAATCCATATAATAACGTAAATGAGAAGGTCGCTCTTTTAGAGTGGCCTTTTTGCATTGGAGGGAAGATTATGGAGGGTAACTATTACAGTAGAAATGAACCGGCTATTCCAAGGGTATCAGACAAGCAGCCGGAACAGTGTAGATGTTGTTACTTGGGGACTTGGACGGGAGCTGTTCAGCTATGTATTATACCTCGCTGTTGGAAGGATGAAGAGTCGAAGAAGGTGATGAAATGAGGAAAGTCCAGCCTATCCGTGATGAACGGGTTATAGATGGAATGAAGGAATACTTCTATATACGAAGCATGCGCAATTACTTATTTTTTTGTATGGGTATATACAGCGGACTTCGTGTTTCTGACTTGCTTAGTCTTAGGGTGTGGCAAACCAAGGGAACTCACATAAGCATGGTTGAGCAAAAGAACAAGCATGCTAAAACATTTATAATTCATCCGAGTATTCGATCAGATCTAGATGAGTACACTGCGGACATGTTCCCGAATGATTGTCTATTTCCAAGCCGCCAAGTTAAAAAAGTAAGTCGAATGCGGAAACAGCCGATTGATCGGACCACTGCATATCGTTTTCTGAGTGAAGCAGCTCGTGAATTCAGATTGAAAGATATAGGTGTTCACTCATTGCGAAAGACCTGGGCATACCGTCTTTATGTCGATGATCCAGAGAATTTAGCGTTACTAATGGAGATGTTTGGACACAGCGATCCAAGAGAGACTTTGGACTATATTGGGTTAACTCAGGACATGATGGATAGGGCAATTCTCAAGTTGAGATGAAATGAGTGAAACAAAATGCAACAATTAGTTCACTCACAAAAGAAATATCAGGACATTAGATGAAAGAACGCACTTTTTTATGCCTGAAATGAGTGAAACACTATTACCTTTATGTTTCAGTCAACTTACATTATTTAGTGGATATGAGTACAGAAAAACAGCCTGCGATTCAGACGGAGGCTTATTTTGATTCGTAACGTTTGACTATTACTGACCTTAAATAGGAATTCCAACTCAATTACATGAAAGTGGTGATAATTTTGTGAGCAGGAAGCAGAATCCGAATCGTAAGAAGGCGTTCAAAATATGGAAAGATAGCGGCGCGACGATGAAACCGAAAGAGATTGCTGAAAAGCTGGGCATCACGCCAGAATCAGTCCGGAAATGGAAATCGCTTGATCAATGGGAAGGGAAGATGGCTAACGCTAAACCCGGTGCTCCACGTGGCAATCAGAACGCTAAAGGTAATCGAGGTGGAAAAGGAGGCCCGCTAGGCAATCAGAAAGCTGTAACACATGGATTGTTCCGTAAGTTCGAGCCGCAAGATCCTGAGTATTTAGAACTCATAGATATTGTTCAGCAAATGGAACCTGTAGACATGATCTGGCATAACATCACCCAGGGATTCCGTAAAATCATTTGGGCGCAGCGTATCTTCTTCATCAAAGACAAAGAGGATATGACCAAAGAGTTGAAAAGGGAGAAACCAGGTGAGTATGGAGATGAATATGAATGGGAAATCCAATTCGCTTGGGATAAATATGCTAGTTTTATCAAGGCCGAAGCTACGGTCATGCGTGAGATTAGGGGAGCCATCAAACAATTCCTTGATATTGCACCACAGGAAGATGAACGCCGATTAAAACTGGATCAGATGCAGGCCAAAGTGGAGAAAACCCGTCTGGAAATTGAGAAATTGAAGAATGGCGATGGAGATACAGAAGACGATCTGATTGAAGATTGGGTTAAGGCGGTGGAGTCTGGTGAGTAAAGAGTCTCCGCAAACGAAACGCCGCTTTGCTGCATTCAAAAAGAGAATCCCTGAGTACCGGAAAAATCCGGTTCTTTTTTGTATTGAAATGTTAAAATTCACCCCGGACGAATGGCAATCTGAAGTTCTGATGGACATTGCTGGTAATCCTCGTGTTTCAGTGCGATCAGGGCAGGGAGTTGGGAAAACAGGTTTGGAGGCAGCGACAGCATTATGGTTTCTCTCTTGCTTCCCATTTCCGAAAGTTATATGTACAGCTCCGACCCGTCAGCAGCTTCACGATGTCCTTTGGGCTGAGATTAGTAAGTGGAAAGAGAAAAGCCCGGTGCTCAAAAAGATACTCAAATGGACAAAGACTAAGATTTACATGCGAAATTACGAGGAACGATGGTTTGCTACAGCCAGGACAGCAACTAAGCCAGAAAACATGCAGGGTTTTCATGAAGACTACATGTTGTTCATAGTGGACGAAGCTTCCGGGGTTGAGGATCGGATCATGGAAGCGATCTTGGGTACACTCTCAGGCGAATTCAATAAGTTGCTCATGTGTGGAAACCCGACTCGGACCAGCGGTGTGTTTTATGATTCTCACAACAGGGACCGGGCAGATTATAACACACATAAAGTGTCCTGCTTGAACAGTCCTCGGACGAGCAAAGAGAATATAGCTATGCTTGAACGGAAGTACGGCAAAGGATCTGATGTATGGCGTGTCCGGGTTGAGGGAGAATTCCCTCGTGGAGAGTCGGATACTTTCATCGCGTTAGAGGCGGCTGAGTTCGCCAAGAATGAAGTTCGGATTGTATCTAACGGACACAAGCTCACTGTAGGTGTGGACGTTGCTCGTTTTGGTGACGATGAAACAACCATATACGGACAAATTGGTGGGAAGGTAGTGAAGAGTCATTTCCACCACAAGCAAGATACAATGACGACTACCGGCTGGGTATTAAGGATCGTTGATGATATTAGGTCAGAGCATGCAGAAGTGGATGAAGTGGAGATCAGAGTCGATGACAGTGGTATAGGTGGAGCTGTGACGGATCGTCTCAACGAAATCAATGATGAGAGGAATCTTGGTTACACCATAATCGGGGTAAACAATGGATCTTCGGCAGACGATGCACATTATGGAAATCTTGGTTCCGAAATGTGGGGTCACATTAAATCTTTGTTAGAAGAGAACATGAGCAATTATATTCTTGGAGTTCCCGGTGTCCTTGAACTGCCGGAAGATGAGAAATTGGTAACACAATTAACAAGCCGTAAATGGAGAATGGGTAGTAACGGGAGAATTTATTTGGAAAAGAAAGAGGACATGAAGAAACGAGGGCTTCAGTCTCCCGATAGAGCAGACGCTTTTGTTTTGTCCTTCGCTAACATTCAAGTGGATTCTGGATTTGCATTCGGATAAAAATTACAAAGAGTTATGATATATTAGATATAGTCTAATGAAGGGGGAGTCTATATAAAAGGTTTAACATTTGAACAAACACTCCAAATAGCAATTTACACAGCTCTGTTGACAGCTGTCTTCACCTGGATTGGTCACTGGGTGAAAAATAAGTTTGATTTTGGAGTGGACACACAAAAATTTAAAAGAGAGTACGCTTCAACACAGTTAAATAAGTTATATTTGCAGTTGTATGCTAATGTAGCTCAATCCGAATTTGTAAAGAAATTCCACGACATTTCTGCTCCGCTAGAAGAAATCCCTTATGTTGAAGTGAATAAATCAATAAAGAGAGAAACTCGTGAGATATTTAAGGGTTCAGTGGTGCGTGTTACTGAAGAGGAAAAACAGGATGCAATCACTGAATTTAATAAGATTAACATTGCTAATATAATAATTGAGAAGGGAGAGCATGCAAGACAGGATTTATTAAAGTTGGCTGTTGCCTATCGCTACGTCCACCCGCATTATCAGAATGATTCAATTGTTAATGTAGGTAAATTCAGGGACGAAGAGTTGAAACTTATTTTCCAAATCGTCAACCATATTGTTAAATACACAAATGAAAACCTGAAAACATGTAGACTGCAATACAATAAAAAAGAACTGAAGAGTGGCAAAATGGAGATTAGCGCAATAGGAACAAAAAAATCCGCAGTAAAACGGAAATAATCCAATGTTATTATAAATCCATAGAAGTGTGACCAAAGAAAGAAGGTAAGGAAATATTTCCTGCCTTCTTTTTGTTTTGTCAGAAAGGAGGTAGGCGATTGGGGGTAAGATCATGGTTTGTTAACTGGCTTGAAGCAGGAAGGACGAAAAACGAGCCCGACCGAATGACAGAGAGTTATCCTTTCCCTTACGGAGTGATGATGCGTAAAGGTAATAACCAGCCGACTCCGAAACGCACTCCAGCAAACTTGAGGAAGCTGTCAGAATCGCCAATCCCGAGGGGGGCGATCAATGTTATTAAAAAAGGGATTACAAAACTGAATTGGTCTGTCGCAGCAATAAATGAACATGAGAGTGAACAGTATCGCGAATTATGCAAGATTATTGAACGCTCTCTGTTGAAACCAAACCCGGGAGATACATTCCGTTCGTGGATTGAGCAGTTGGTTGAGGACATGCTTGTGTGTAGCGCTGGATCGTCAGAGGTGCTGCGTGCGGGAGATCCACTCAGACCATTCAGAATGTATCCTGTTGATACATTTTCTGTAGATTTGTATCCGGAATGGGATGGGAAATCGACTTCGTACAGGTATGCACAGAGAGTTAATGGTCAGCATATTCATCTAAAATCCTCTGAACTGATGTATATTCGGATGAATCCAAGGAGTAATACACCATTTGGTTTATCTCCGCTTGAAATAGTTTGGGAGTCGGCAGAAAGTTTCATTTCTGCACACCGATCGGCTGGGAGGCAAACAGCTGGTGCAGGGAGACGCAAGTTGATTAACTTGGGCAAGGGGGCAGGCGAGAATTCAGTAAAGGCGTTTCGTTCCTATTGGGAAAACGAGGTCATGGGAAGAGGCGTTGACCCGATTATTGGCGGGGAAAATCCAAGTGTTCATGATCTTGGAGCTACTGATGACAAAGCTTTGTTCCTTGAATGGCAGCGTTTCTTGATTGAAATCGTGGCTATCTCCTTTGATATCTCGCCCAAAAAGCTTGGGCAGACCAAGGATGTTAATAGGAGCACAGCCGATAGCGAGGACGAAGATACTGAAGATACCGTCCAATCTATAGCAGAGAATATCGTCGAGCATATCAACAATCATATTATTGATGGGATTTTTGGTATGGGCGGTGTGCTTGAATTCAAATTCCACTATGCGACTTCGTTGAAAGATCGAAAACTCAAGGCGGATATTGATGCAATCTATTTAGATCGTCGAGTCATAACGCCGGATGAGGTTCGTGACGAACAAGCTAAAAAAGCATTGCCTAATGGTCACGGTGAAGTATTGCTTGTTCCAGGCAAGACGTCTGTAGTTAACCTTAATGTTCCTGTTGGTGCCGAACAGCAAATCAAAGAAACAACGAGTGATCCTCCACCAAACACAACTGAAGAAGATGAACCTTAACACCGCTTAAATAAGCTGGTGTTTTTTTAGTTTCACAGAGAGATGGTGAGAAAATGCTTTCGAAGATCGTTTCTAAGCTGGTAAGGATGACTTATCAGCGGTCTGTTCCTACTCCAAGAAATCGGTGGGAAAGACGGGAACTCCAATTCCGTGGGAGGGGGTGAGAATTTAAATGCTCAAAACATTGAAAATGAGCAGGCAAACCATGCGTGTTCAAGACTTTAGTATGTCTGATGCAGGAAGTCATCCCAATAAAGTTCCTTTCAAGTGTGCGTTGTTTGCAGTTGACCAGCCAAGTGATGGCTCGCCTCATGGAGCTGGAGGCAAAAAGATTCGTATTTCATCCAGTGTTTGCGATCAATGTTTACATACGTTCGTGGGTATGGCCTTAAACATTGACTACATCAACGGTATGTCTGATCATGACCCACGTTTTAAAGTGGCGGTAATCGAAAAGGCTTACCGTGCAATGGATGGGTACGCTTGGATAGAGGGCTATATCTACGGTAAAGACTTTCCAGACGTTGTTGCGACAATACGTTACTATAACGGGCTAGCTTCGGAGCATAGCTGGAGTGAATATCAATTCGGTGCATCACTTGAAATGGAAGCATCTGTGCAAAATGCTACTGATGCAGATGACGTATTGGATGTTATGGAGTTTTGCGGTACTGGAGCAGCTATTCTGTTTGCCGAAGCCGCTGCTTATAAAACAACGAGCTTTGCTGCTCGTAATTCGAAACAGAACAAGGAGGATGTCGATATGACACCGGAACAAATTAAAGGGATGGAAGATGCTATGAAAGCATTGCAAGAAAGCATGACGACCATTACAGCAAGTGTGCAAAGTGTTGTGACGGAGGTCGGGTCTATTAAAACCGAAGTTACAAGTATGAAGGCATCGAAGGAAGAGGATGAGCAAAAGACGGCAGAGGAACAAGCTGCTGCTGATCTGAAAGCAGCTCAAGATAGAACGGCCGCGTTGGAAAAGGAACTCAAGGAGTTGAAAGCTGCTGCCACTCCTCCAGGAGAACCAGAAAGAAAAACAATCAGTGCGACTTCGTTGCTCTCCAAATATGGTACTAACCTTGCCGGAAGCGATGCTGAGACTGATTACAAAACGTTCTGTGCCTCTGTTGATGCTCTGAACCTTTCTTCTTCTGAATCATTCAAACTTAAAATGCAGGCAAAAGCACAATTTGCCGAGAAAGAGAGCGTGTAATATATGAACAGTCGCGTTGGACAAGCTCAATTCGTTGATATCGCAGCAGCAACTCAATTCCAAGGACCAGGTGCTCTGATCACAGATGATTACCAAAAAGAAATTACGGACATTCTTCGCCGGAAGTCGGTGCTAGATGGACGAATCAATTACGTACCGGCTACAGGAGATATCTCAACATACTATGAACAAAACACTGTAAATGGTGGGGATTTCATTGACCCTCGTAATCCTTCGGCTACACCAACAAGCAACCAGCGTACGCCTCATGGTGTTAAGATTAAGGCTCTGACGAATCAGGTCAACTTCGGGCATTACGATGTCACTCTCGGACAACAGCAAAATAATTTCCCAGAACTGAAGGCCAAGGATCTCGATGACATGCTGAATGGTATTGCATTGACACACGGCAAAGCACTATGGCGTGGGAATGATACTGCTTTGGCTGTCCCTACCACTCGACAATACATGGGCATTCCAAGTCAGATCACAAACACGTTCACAGTAGGTGTTGGAGCATCAATTGTTGCTGCTATTCGAGCAAAAGTTGCGGCAATGGTTGGAAGCGAGAAGTATGAAGTACTACCGTCAGCCATTTATATTCACCCAATCGGTCATTATCACATGACTGAAGAAGTACGCTTGGCTGTAGAAAGCGGAAAAATGTCTGATCCATTTGGCAAAACAGTTGTGGCGGGTCTTGAGGTTCCAACTATCATGACCGCAGCTGGCTTGTTACCAATCATCCCTGAGCCGTTTATGCCTTCTAAAGCAAACGATACTAACACAGGCAATACGGATTACGGTATCGCCATTGTTACCGAATCCATGATTGAGTATCACTATGTTGGCGAAAAGGGTATGTTCCTGTTCGAACTTGGAACAACAAGCAACCTGCTGGAACAATACGTTGGTGTGAAATATGGAGCACCGGTTGCTAAAGGTCCAAGTTACGCTCACGCGTACGGAACTATCGAACGTCCTACAATCGCTGCTGTAGGCTAATCAAGTTTAAGGCGGCCCAGAAGGGCCGTCTTACAGAAAGGAGAGTGACTTCGTGGCAAAATCGAATTTGGACAGATTGAAGGATGCTATTTCTGCTGCTATTGAACTGTTATCCCAAACGAAAGCCGGAGATGATCCGGGACAGTATCCAATCGCTGCTGTTGAAGCTTTTCAGAGTGCCATCAAAGAAGCTGAATCATTGGCAGCAACTGATGGTGCTGAACCGAGTCAATTTGAAGTTGGGAATAACGCGCTGAATGAAGCACGAAAAGCTTTAATATCCAGCAAGGTTAATGAAACTCCAAAAGAAGAATTTCCGGATGTTGTTGAATTGACTTTGATCGGCACGCCAAGCCAGTGTAAAGGTTCGCATTCCATCCATCTCAACGGAGGAATTGTGACATTCCAGGAAGGAAAGGCATTCGTTCCAAACGCACTAGGAAATACGCTCATCAAGGCTGGTTATGCGAAATGAGCCGTTACATCGAAGTTACCGATACCGATTATGTTCCTGCCAGTGTCAAACTAACAGAACCTTTGATCATTCGTGCATCTGCCATTATTGATGGCAAGTGTAAGCGTGAGATTGGGGTAAAGGCATACACCGAGCGCATACGGCTCACTGATGCGCAGCGAGGACACTTGTCTTACTACCCTGTTGTTGATGTGCTTAGCGCAAAAGGAAGACCTACACAGAGTGTTCTCGGGAATTTCTTCGGTCCTCCTAACTTCGAAAACATTGATGATCTGAGTATCATAGACGTGGACAAGGAGATCGGAACTGTCTGGTGCGGACATTCACCTTTCGGATCAGCCTACGAAGAGTTGGAAGTGAGCTACACGAGCGGTTGGGAAATCATACCGGATAAAGTGAAGGTGGCTTGCGGGTTGCTTATTGGACAGATGGCTACCAATCCTAATTCTAATGTTAAGTCAAAGAAGGATTTCGATTACAGCATTGAGTACTTTGGAAATAACATGATCACACCGGAGATTGCCGACCTGTTGTCAGAGTTCGAGCTTCGGTCGTTTAGGTAGGTGAAGATAAATGTTCTATGAGTTCTCTCACCGTCATACTGCCTGTACAGTGGACGAAAACGAGGAATCGGTCATTCTGTCTCGTGAAACAAAAGCAACGACTGTAATGGGCAAAGAATACGTGTACAACGGGCTGTTTTCACCAGACTCAATGGTTGAAAGGGGCTCTTTGGTGCGAACGAGTGATTCTTTCTTAGTCCAGACCATCCGAAATACGGTTGATACGGACAAATACTGTTCCTTAATCAAAGCAAACGTTACCGTGGAAGTTCAACGGTACATGCAGGAGTTTGATGAGAATGACAATCCAAAGGGCAAACCTGAGTTTACACCCGTTGCCGCGGATATCATCGGTTTCGCTCAACATGTCTCTGTGCAGCTCAAGCAAGAAGACCCAGGTCTTTTATCAACAACATCTCTGGTTCTCCTTTTACAGACGAATGTGGATGTAAGGGAACCAAGTGACCCGGAGCTGATGAGTCCAGACCGTATAGTGATTGCTGGCAAGAAATATCAAGTGGATGCGGTTGATCGGATCAAGTATCCGAATCTTCTGTACATTCAGCTATGCGAGGACCGGCGATGATTACAGGGTATGATGCTGAACGAGCTGCAAGGGATTTGGAGAACAAACTGGCGGTTGAAATCACAGGTCTGACGAAAATCGTTATGCTTACTGCCAAGACTGGCATTAGATACTACCCTGCTGTCCGGGAAAGCTTGGAAATGCAAATGACTGTTCTGGCGAACCAGATGATATCAGGAGATATCACTGCTGATTACTGGCAAGCCTGGCTGGAACAGTTCGGTAAAGGCTCACTTATGGCTGGACCGAGTCAAAACCCGGGTCTGGTAAGTTATATGAACAGTGAAGCATGGAACCGGCTGAGGTCAAAGGGGAGCCGAGTTGTTGTAGGGCGGGGTAGAGGGAAGTACCAAGCTATTGACGGAACGATTAAGGAGTCCAAAGGCGGATATGCAGGTGTTGATTTGGAGGAGTTGGCAGAACGGGGAGATCTTGATCCTTCGTTTAAAGCCACTCCTCCTACTTATTTCATGCGTATTGCCCTTGAATCCAATCGTGAGCGGATAATTAAAGGAATCAGTCGCGTTATTACTGATTTCCCATATCATCGCTACTTCAGGGAGGTGAAGGGTTGAGTTTGCAATTGTTGGATGCAGTTCAACATGCGCTTAAAAGTGATTTGGAGCTAATGGAACTGCTAGAACTTGATGCATCTTCACCATCCAAAGAGGTAGTGAAGAGATTGACCAAGGGAATGGAGCCAGAAATCACTGTAAGTCATGAAACTGTTCCTCATATCTGCCAATATGTGATGCCAGGGCGCTTTTCTCCGAATCAATTAGTCTTCGAAGGAAAGTTTTGTTTAGATTTTTATGCTGGTACTGGTTATGCGGCGAAGCTGCTGTTTGAAAGAGCGTTCCGTATTTTACACGATAAACGGATCACGATGCCGGGTTGGGCGACATACCTTTGTGTACTTACGTATGACGCTGATTTCGCAACTGGAATCCAAGGCGTAAAAGGATACAAGGCTATTTTCGACGTGGACTATCTCCGAATGAATTGAGGTGAAAATATGTCTGATAAACAGAATGAGTCAGCGGAGGGGCAACAGGAGCCTAAGGAAGATTTTCCTGAGCTGAAGAAGCTGATTCAAGAAAAGGTTCGTCTTGCCAAAAAACTAGGATTGATGGACGGTCAGCAACCTGTAGAAGGATACAAAGATACCAAAGATTACAAACGTATCGAAGAAATTGACGCAAGGCTCTGGGAGCTTGTTTAAGCGTCACAAAAATAAGGAGGAAATATTAATATGAGACCACTCGTTTTTGATGGTGTAGGTACAATCGTAGCTCGTAGTTTGGATGGTTCAATTAAGTGGATTGAGGATAAAGTGACAAAAGTAAATTTGCAATTGCAGTTTGATTGGCAAGGTGTTATGGGCGGCGACAGTGGGTATGCATTTCACTTTACAGCGGGCGATTTGCAAGATAAAGTCAGCATCGAAGTTCCAAGATTTTCTCCTGCAATCGCTGAAATGTCTCAGGGAGGAAAAACGGTAAGGAAGTCAGTCGAATACGATGAAACAGAAGTCGGCTTTCTAAAAACAGATGGTTATACACTGAAATTTGGGGAGAAATTAGTCGTGGAAAGTGACGAAGTTTATCTTGTTGATGAGTCAACTGACGAACTCAAAAAATTAGATAGAGTTGCATCTACGCCGACAGATGAACAGTATACAATCACTCCAGAAGGAAAAATTGAATCTAGTTCAGCTAATAGAAATAAGAGAATTCGCGTAATGTACAATTGGGAAGATGAAGGAACAGAGACAAACTTTAACGGAACAAGACGTCCTACACCTTTTAAGCTCACTCATAGATTTGAGTTGATTGATGACCATTCTGGAAATACTATTCAATGCCAAGTTACGATCTACAAAGCACTTGGCGGTGGAACACTTGATGCGTCTCAAGAGCGAAAAAAACCAAGCACGACAACTATGGATTTGCAAGTAATGGACCCGGATATCACTCCTAAAAATCCCGAAGGACATGCAATGAGTATCATTTTCGGAATCTAAACCAACATATGCAACCCTGCTGGTAATCGGCGGGGTTCTTTTTTTGGTAAAAACCATAATTTGAATTCAAAGGAGAATGAACATGAGTGAAGTTGAACAAGTAGTCGAAGGACAAGAAGAGAAAACATTGGATCAGACTTTGAATATAGGCAGCACAGTGAAGCTGGCTGAAGGAATCAAGAAGACAATTAAAGTCGGAACGATCAAATTGATTCGCGAAGTAAGGCAGCACGCCAAAAACTTGAAAGGGCTACGCTTCAGCTTCGTTATTGGTCGTGACCCTATCGAACCGAATAAAGTCGGAGATGAAGATATTCCAGCTATTGATTGCCCAGCCATCGAAAAAGCTTATTTGAAAGCTTTTAACATGATCTTCGTGGAAGGACTCACAGACGAAGAAGTTGAGCAAGTGGACATGGAGGGCATCAAGGAACTTGATGATGTCCTGGATCGATTTCTATAAGGAATCATTCCCACAAGACCCGGATGACGAAGACGACGATTCTGACGATGAGGAAGAATCAGATTATCCGGGTACGGATTGGCTTGGTCTATGGGCACTTTGTATTAGCAACGGAATATCGGATACAGAGTGGCCCAATATGACCATACCTAAAATCCGGGCTTTGATGAATGAGAAACAACGTTCTCGTGAGTTCGAAATTGTATTGCATGGCGGTAAAGTTGAAAACAAAAAACCGAAGAAAGCAAAATACTTATCCGATCTCGGTTTCATCCAGCCAAGATAGAGAGGAGTTACTATGGCAGAGGGTACAAATAAAGATGTCGTTGCTGCGCGGATTAATTTAGATACAGGGACAGTCTTACAGTCTTTCAAAAACATCGACACTGGAGCACGAGGGAATGCAGATGCGTTTAAAGCCCTTAATGCTGAGTTATCAACGGCTGAGAAGTCATACAAGAATATATCTTCAGCTATGGATAAGATGGCTTTAACTTCGGATCAACGTCGCCAAAAGATACTCGCTGAAGTTGAAGCTCAACATAAGCAAAAACTTGCTCAAACCGCCTTACTTGGTGCGAAAGCTCAACAGTTGGAGCAAACCAATCGTTTGATTGATGCTAAGATGCAGGCACAACAAGCCCTGATCAAAAGACGCAATCAACAGATTGAGCAATCCGAACGAGAGCATCAACAAAAGATGCAAATTCTTCAAAATCGTTCTGTTAAATCCGGGCAGGAGGCTGCAAGGGCAACGGGTGCTGGAACGGATGACCGAACCAGGGAACGAGTTTTGCAAGAGGAACAGAAGATACGTATGGCAATCACTGAGCGGCAACGCAAAGAAGAAGCTCTCAGGGAAAAAGTCTTACAAGAGGAACAACGGATCAGACAAGCCTTGTCACAAACTGAACAGCAAACCAAACTGATGGGGTCCACTATGGACGCTGTCTCTAAAAGTTGGATTGGTAGATTAGGAGACATGGCTGCTCACGCGGTTGTGTTCCATACAATGTACAAAGCGATGCACGAAGTCACCCAGGCCATGAAAGAAGGCTTGGTTGACATCGAATCAAACATGGCTGGTTACGTGCAGACCAATGAGCATTATTTTGTACATTTCGAAGATGGCACTAACAAAATGATTATGGACACCCAAAGGTTGAATAAGGAAACTCAACAATTCATCCATACTGCTCATGAGCTGGGTTCAAACATATTGGATGTAACGGAGTCAGCTCGTCTCTGGGGCCGTATGTACAAAGATGTAAACGTAGTCCAGGAGCTTGTCCGTCAGTCTACAAAATTGTCCACTGTTGATATGGTGGAACTCGAAGATGCAACCAAGTCGATGGAATCCGTTATGTCTCAGTATGGTGTACACATCAGTAATGCGAATGATGCCATGGTAATTGGTAACCGGGTTTTGGACTCCTGGTCTAAAGTTGCACATGATACGATGGCTCCAGCGCGTGATCTGGGCGCTGCTTTCCAACGTACTGGTAAGATAGCCGCCGAAACAGGCGTATCATTCGACGTAATGAACGGTCTGATCTCCTCTGGTGTGCGGAACACTGCCTTATCCGGGGAGAACTTGGGTAACATGTGGAAAACAGTCCTTGGTACAATCCGGACGGATAAAGCCGTGGATGAAATTGAACGTCTCGGTGTGAAGACCAAGGAAGTTGTCGATGGTGTTGAACAATGGCGTAAAGCCGAAGATATTCTATTGGATTTGTCCATCCAGGTGACAGACAAAAACTATGACCTCACACAATCCTATGCGGATATTTCTCGCGGGGTTTATCAATATGCAAAACTGGCAGCATCTCTAAACGTGGGGGATATACTCCTGGGTACTGCTGCTTCAGTCGGTTCAACTGGATCAACCATGCAGTACCTAACCGTTCAGATGGATACAATTCAGCGGAAGGCAGCACAGACCAAAACCTCTCTCCTTGAGATTTTTAACACGGCTGGAGAAGACGGCCTTCGCCAGATGATCAAAGATGTCTTGGACGGTATAGATCAACTTTTGATCGGATTAACGAAAATACCAACAGGTGTCTATGCAGCAACTGCTGGATTAACTGGTTTGCTTTTGGCATACAAAGCATTACGCGGGCCTGTAATGGCAGTAGTCGCAGCGATTGAAGTATTGAATGCAGCTAAAGCGAAAGAAGCTGCTACGACTGTTGCAGGGACAGCGGCCACCGCAGCAAACAGTGCGGCAAACACAGTAAATATCGTTTCCAGTGAAGGTGTGATTGTCTCTACAGTGCAACAGACTGCTGCTAGAGAAGCCCAAACAGTAGCGACGGGTGCGGCTACAGTGGCGACTAGTTCACTGAGCAAAGCGCAAGCAGTCTCAACCGTTACTATGGCAGCAGCAACCGCAGGGTTATCACTGCTGGTAGGTGCTATTGCCATTTTCGCTTTTAAAAGCGGAGAAGCAGACAAAGCCGAGCGCGATAGATTACAAAGTCTGAAAGATAACGATTCTGCGAGTCAGCAGATGATCAGTCAATATCAACGGCAGATTGATTTATTACCAAAAATGGTTAATGCGCACAATTCACTGAAAAAAATGATCGACAGTGGAACTCTCTCCTCAAGTAAACAAGAGCAGGCTAAGAGACAACTTGAGGAAGTTTCAAAAGCTCTTGCGATGACAATTGGTCAAGAGGGGTTGGCTCAGCTCGAAGCGGCAGGGTTCACAGACACAGCGACAAAGCAACAGATAGATAATCTTAATCAGTTGATCGAGAAGCAGAGAGAGGCTAGAAAAAACGTTCTGGAAGATCAAAAGAACTCACTGGGAAATCAGTTAACTGCAAACGTTTCTGCCATTGAAGAAGCGAAGTCTAAAATTGATGCTGTAAATAAAAGCATTGCGTCTTTCGGATCAAATATAAACAGGACAGAGCAGCTTAAGACCCTTGAGAATGAACTGGCATCTCTTGAAGCGAAGAACCGTGAACTGCAAGCCGCATTAAGCGATGCTGATGTTCAGATGGGTCAAATGACATTAGAAGCCTTGGACGCACAAAAAGAGATGGATTCTTTAGCAGGTATAAATGGAAAAGTTTCCGAGACCATTGAAGAACTGACTGAAAATTTAGTGGAACAAACAAAAGCATTAAGGGAATCGGTTCAGGCAAATATTGCATCTGTTTCTGAACTCAATCAAGTAGCTGAAACACTGGCTGACGGGCAATCTCTCAGCGCTCAAGCAGTAGCAGATTTAATTCTCAAATATCCAGAACTGGCTTCACAAATCAGAAAAACCACTGACGGTTGGATGTTTGAGGGACAAGTGCTCGAAAAACTTAGACAGGCTAAAATCAAAAAGGCAATAGATGATTTAAAAGCAGAAAGAGATTCAACACGAACGGTAGCATTGGAAAGCTTAAAACGAATCCAGTTCTACGGGAAAGAATTTGAGGCTATCACAACCTTTGCGGAAGCCAAACAAAAAATTGCCGACATTGAATCAGAAATCTCAGAGCAACAGAAAAAGAATGCTGCAAATCCTCCTTTCGCTAATTTGCCCTCCTCGCTCCCGAGCGGCCTTGCTGATGCTTTAAAAAACCAGAGCGATATGCTTAATAAGATGTCAGATGATCAGCTTTCTGTAAAGAAACAGCGTGTTCAAGAATTAAATGATGTTATAAAGCAATACGCGGGGCAGTTGCAACTAAGCAATGACCAGATTGAGGCCATGACTAAACTTTTGAATGACAATACATTTGGAATTGACGACAATACAGACTCTACAAAAGATTCAAATAAAGCCCGTAAAGAGACTGTAGACATCATGACTGATTTGCAGAAAGCAATCGAGGGGTATAACAAATCACTTGAAGAATTGGACTCCCAGCAGAAGCGTGTAGCGAAGTCCTCCAAAGAGTACCTTGATATCCTCGCGCAGAAACGTACAGCCCTACTGGAGGAGCAAAAGTTATACGAACAAGGATACAATGATCCGTCACAGCTCGTATCCTCTCAGATGGAAATAACAACAGGCGGGGGTCCATCGACAGATATCACTAAAATGCTATCTACTGCTGTTGATTTGGCGAACTCTGGCGTGATGAAGTATAAACAAATACCAGGTGAGTTTACTGGTTCGTTCAATGAGTTTAAAGAACGGGCCTATTCGGATTGTTCGCAGTTTGTGCAGGAGATGTTTGAGACGATTGGCGTACAAGTCCCAAGAACAGCAGCTCAACAAGCTAAGGCCGGAACTGCGGTTTCAAAGAAAAACCTACAAGCTGGAGACCTTGTATTTTTCAACACAAACGGCAAGGACAACTCTCACGTTGGAATTTACATGGGGGATAGTAAGTTCATACAAATGGGTGAATCGGGATTAAAGGTGTCCGATTTAAATAATAACTATTGGTCACCTATGTATAACGGAGCAACGCGTATTCCTGGGTTATCCAATGAAAATGCAACTGCAACTTCATTAACTGTTTCTCAAGCAAGCAATAGCAATGTCAAGTATGCTGGGAAATACGCTTCTGAAATCAACGCTGCTGCAAGTCAGTTTAACGTTGACCCGTATCTTGTCGCTGCTGTGATCCAACGCGAATCAACTTTTGGAGCCAATGGCGTAACAAACGTCATGCAAGTTAATGGCATGAACAATGCGACAGTAAAACAGAGTATTGATGCAGGCACTAAGATGCTCTCCGAGTTGCTTAAAAAATCCGGTGGAGATGTCGCCATGGCTCTTGGCGGATATAACATGGGATCAGGAATCATCGACTGGTTCAAAAAGTCTGGTGGTTACAATCAGGCCGACATGGTAGCTTATAGTGAAAAATATAAAAAAGTCTATAACAGTAAAGTATACGGCGATGTTGGGTATGTGGATAAAATCCTGGCTGATTATTCACCACAAAAAACCAGTACACCACCTACACAGAAACAATTAACGGATGCTAAAAACACAGCGGACAGTGAATTGTTACGGATTAGCGATGAGCTTTATAACATTGATGTCTCAGAGCTGGAAAGTAAACTCGGCATTAAAGATATGAAAATTTCCGACAAAGAGTTGTCTTTAAAACAATCTGAAGCGCGGCAGAAGAACATGAAGAAAGACTCTCAAGAGTACAAATCCGAATATGAGCTCCAATTGAAACTCAAAACAGAAATCCAGAAACTGATGCAGGAGCAGCGTCAGATGATCGAACAGTCTGGGTTAAAATCTGATGAATTGACTAATAAGCGTCGGAGCCTGACTGAAAAAATAGGGGATGTACAGTCCGAAAAAGAGGACATGAAGAATCAGTATGCAAGTGACCAATTTGATACGGCACAGGCGAATATGGAAGCCCGTGTTGAGCGCATGCGTCAACAGGGTCGATCCGAAATGGAAATGACCAAGACTCAACTTCAGTTCTATCAGGGACAACTCAAGAATACGGCCCTCACTGAGGAACAACGTGTTGAATCAGCTAAACAAGTGTATGACCTGACAAATAAAGTAACTGATTTGAAATTCAAAAATTCAACCAATTGGATTGAGAAACAGACGGATCAGATGGAGCGACAAGGGAAGTCTGAAGTTGAAATATATCAGATGCAAGCTGAAGCATACAATCGTATGCGCAATGATACAACATTAAAGGCAGAACAAAGAGCAGAAGCAGAAAAAATGTACCAGGATACTGCGAAGAAATTAATTCAGTCTCGTTATGAATTTTCAGAGAAGTGGATGACCAAAGAAGCTTTAAAAATGGAAATGGCCGGTAGTCAAAAAGTAGACATCATGAAATGGGAGCTGCAAGAGTACCTAAAAATGCAGGCTAATAAAACCTTATCTGCTGAACAGCAATGGGATCTCGAGCAGAAAATATATAAGCAGCGAAATGATCTGGACAAAGAATACTATTCCGCTGCTGAGAAACGAATTAACCACTTGAAGGCCATCGGTGAAATGACTACTGAGCAAGAACTTGCTGAGTATATGAAGCTTCAAACTGCTTATCTGGTAGGAAGCGATCAACGAATGGATGCGGATGAAAAGGTCTATGATCTAAAGAAAAAACTGATGGACGAAATGACCAAGGCAGTATCTGAATCGGTAACTAAGCAGAAAAAGTTATTGGACAGCGCGAGAGACGAGGAAATTAAACGTATCCAAGCTGAGAAGGACGCGTTCACCTCAGCACAAGAAGCCAAAATCAAAGCCATTGATGATTTGATTCAATCTATGGAGCGAACTAATGATCAGGATGACTATGAAAGGTTACGTGCGGAGAAAGTTGCTCGACTTGAAAAGCTCCAGTCTGCTGTTGGTCCAGAAGGTATTGCTGAACGAAAACAAGTCCAAAAAGACATTGAGGACATGGATCGTGAACACGGTCGCAAGCTTGCCAAACAAGCACTTGAGGATCAGAAAACGGCGTTACAAGAGGAGAAAACAACTCGCGAAAAAGATTTTGACGATAAAATCCAAGGTGCTAAATCGCATTATGATGATCTTTCAGCAGCATTTGATGAATTCTCTTCAAACACTGAATTGTCTGCTGAAAACCTGAAAAACATTCAGATACTAAAGGAAAATGAGAAAAATCAAACGATCCTTGGAATGCTTGATGCTTTTGTTTTGGAGTATCAGAGTCGCCTTGATCAGATTGCTGCGGCAAGTGCTGCAATTGGAGGGACTGGTGTCGCTGGTGGATCATTGGCTCCTGGAACTGCATCGAAGGACTCTTCATATCAGAAGGAAATTGATCTGTACACCTATAACGCTAACAAGGATGCTTGGGATGCAGCTAAAGCTCGTGGTGATGCTGAAACCATGCGACTCCTTCAAGAACAAAACGATGCCATTCGTAAGAAATATGGAATCGATAAAGATACAGGCAAACTCCAGCATTTTAGTGAAGGGGGAGTAGTCAAAGGTCCTCGCGGTGCGGCTGTTCCAGTAATCGCACACGCTGGAGAAGCCATCCTTAATGACCGACAACAAGATACGTTGTTTAATCTCTTAAATCTACGAATGCACAGACTAGACTTTACAATGCCTGAATTCTCAGTTCCTCAAGGATCAAACGGAGTAAATCCGGAGAGAACCAGTAATCAAATCGTAATTAAATCAGGAGATACTTATATCGCGGACGAATCGGCAGCAAAGGTTTTCTGGAGCGAACGTGACAATTTGATGAGACGATTCCAGGCGAGAGGGGGCAAAGGCTAATGATAAATGCTACTGCTGATGGGAAGTCTTTTCGTGATATCGGACTTGGCCTGAAGAAGCACAACATCCCGGTATTGCCACCTACGAGGGACTACAGTCTCGAAATTGCAGGACGGGATGGAGAAGTCGATTTTGGTAGCACCTATGGCCCGAGAGTAATTAATCTGGAGTGTATCGTTATGGCAGACGATGCTACCCTTGACTATCACAGAAGAGTCGCCCAAGTGGCGGCTCTTTTTAATGTTAAGAAGGGGGATATTGTGCTGACGTTCGAGGATTTACCAGGCAGAAGGTACATCGGAAGATATGCCGGAACTATGGATATCGAGAAGATTATTTTTGATGGTGAACTGACAATCCCAATCAAAATGGGCAAACATCCGTTTCCGGAAAGCGATGAAAATATGCTGGAAGAAACTATTACTCATTCTCCAGAAAAGATCAAAGTAATTTCTTTGGGCGATGAACGCGCAAGTCCGGTGATTGTTTTAACCAACACCGGTTCCACAACAATTCAAAAATTCAAGATTCAGAATGAATACTTGTTAGAGGGGTGATTCGATGAACATCAGTAAATATTTAGCAACCAAACAACTGAATGTATCAGCAAGAGGGGAAAAATTCGCATTCCCAGATAGGCTATATGTCGCTCTTTATAATTCCGATCCAACTTGGAATGATACGGGACAAGAGGTATCCGGTGGAGGTTACGGCAGGCAAGTGATAACCTTTGCCGAACCGGCTCAAATTACAGTTCAAGAGTTTAACCCGATCACGGGTGTATTGATGAATAACATACAGAAGATGTCCATCAAATCTGCGGCCGACGTAGCTTTTGCAGTAGCGACAGCAAATTGGGGCGCGGTAACACACTTTGGGCTGCGGGATGCTGTTACAGGTGGGAACCTTTATTATTTCGGGACGCTCGAAGCGCCGCGAAGTATTTTGAATAATGACATTTTCAAGTTTTTAACTGGGCAAGTAGAAATCCGGTTGAACTAAGGAGGCATAAACGATGATTGAAACAATGTATCCGGCATCCGTCAACAGTAGGCAGACGGAGCTGGCGACAGACATTGACGATACTCAAACCAGTTTCACGGTGCTGGATGGTTCGGCATTACCTCCTGCGCCTAACCAACTAACGCTAGGTACGGATGAATCGGCAGAGACAATAAAATATACAGGAAAGACCGGAAACGAGATTACAGGCGTAACTCGTGGGTTTGAGGGTGTGGCTAGATCGTGGATGGCCGGAACAAAGTTGGCCCGATACTTCACGGCTTATGATCACAACACATTCAAGGCCAACATCGAGGACTTAGACAGGCGATTAGAAAACATTCCCGCACCACAGGACGCCTCTTTAACAGATAAGGGTATCGTCCAACTGTCCAATAAAACGGATGGGACGTCCGAGTCGGTGGCCGCGACAGAAAAAGCAGTTAAGGAAGCATACGACCGAGGCAGTGCAGGAGTTTCAGCAGCTCAAGCGGCACAGACCATCATTAACAACAGAGATGGGTACGGATTAACGACGAATAGTGGAAACACCTATGCAGTTACTCTAACGCCTGCGCCTGCGGCATATGTAGATGGACTGAGAATCACGATCAAAATCAACGCGGCTAATACTGGTGCGGTAACCATTAACGTAAACGGACTTGGTGCTAAAAGTGTCCTTAAATCAAACGGTAGCGCCATGGCTTCCAATGCACTTCGGGCGAATTCGGTATATTCGCTGGTATACAATGGCGCAAATTTTATCTTACAGGGTGAAGGGGGGTCAGGAAATGCACTGCCCTCTGATGTAGTGCTTGGAAAAACATTTACCAATGATGACGGTGAAGCTGTGGGAACGCTGGTTAGTTATGGTGCTGGCGATGTTATGAGTTACACGAAGTTGGGATTGACAGCCATGCCTCCTAAAACTCATATTTTCAACTCACCCTTAGGACTTTCCACTGCCACAATGGGTATGTGTATAGCTAAAGATGGGTCAGGTTATTACACCACTTTTCTAGACGGTACGCTCATAAGACTGGCTAAATTCGATAACTACGGTAAATTGTTGTGGAACATTCAGGTTGGAAACACGCCAGTCCAATCAACGTATGTCGTGCCGATAGAAGGCACTAGAGATGGCGGGGTCTGTGTGTATATGAGAGAAACGGGGAGAAACGATAACTCGCTCATAAAATACAATTCAGCCGGGCAGTTGTTTAGAAAGTATTATGTGCCCGTAAACGAATGGCCTGTTGATGTGAAGATTGACACTGACGGTACGATATTTACATCGGTGGCTAATGATATTTCAAGACTTGATGTAGATGACAGTTTTTCAAGCACCGCAACTAATGCGCTTAGAACATGGAATATTTCTCGTTCGCAAACAAATTCAGCAATAGTCGTGTACAATGACTACGTATATTTTGTATACGGGTTAGGGAGTTCGACTTTTCTAGGTAGAATTACAAAAGGCCCATCGTCGCCAGTCCTATCAACTTATGCCATCAATCCATGGAGCGATGAGAATATTATCGGCACTAGTTTGATAGGAGATGGATCGGGCCGGTTATACGTGGGATCTACCGCTGGCAGGTTGTATGCCCTCAACTGGAACTTGGGAAAATCATGGGATATGTCAACCAACAGCACTGCGATTTATGACATCACGTTTAACAATAATAAAATTTATGTTCTTGGTCGACTCAGTGGGGTAACTGACACAGCGTTTAACATGGTAAGTGCGGTGAAGACTATTTCTTACACTGGGGCTTACGAGAATGAGTTCCCCGTTTTAATACAATCTAGTTTTGTTAACTCAGGGATGGACACTCGTAAAGGGCAAGGGCAGTTATTAAAGTTCACGTCTGATCCACCAAATAATCTTATTGTTGGACTGCAAAGGTCAACGACTTTGTACCTCAACAACCTACAAATACAACCTTAGAGGAGTGATCGTTTTGATCTTTATCCACGGTGAAAAAAAGGGAAACCTGATGCTGGTTGTTTTACGTCACTATAGCCCACAGGAAGTGGAAAAAGCAGACCCTAATTTTTATGCATCTGGTTACGTTGTCGAATCCGTTCCAGACGCACCATATAAGCTTGGTATGTATGCGGACACTTACTACAATACAGACAACGGCGAATTTGTCTTCGAATACTTCCCTGCGCCAAAGACGGAAGAGGAAATGGTGAATGAAAGGTTCGCTGCCTTGCAGAAAGACAATGCTGACATGAAGGCTGCTATCGTGGACCTCACCATGACGATTCAATTCATGCTGATGGAGGGAGGTGAGCAGACATGACATATACAAAAGATAGCGGCTTGGTAAAAGTGTGGGTTGGCCTAGTGATGACTGGAGTATATAAGGTCGATCAGGTACCAGCATTGTTTAACTTAAAAGTAGTGGTAACTGATGTGATCAACGGAACAGTAGCTTAACAAGCGTACCCAAGTGGTGCGCTATTTTTATGCCCTCTGGAGTGGTAAGGGGGCTGAAGGAGGGAAGGCCGTGTTTAACAGAGGGGCTTTTAACCGCATGGCCTTTAACCGCCAAATATCCGTATTCGTCTTTGGCCGGGCAGTTGCTGACGTATCCGGTTCAGCCGTTGCCGCAGCCACGATGGAAATGACGGGTTCGGCGGTTATGGATGTCAATGTGGGAGCGGCAGGGGATTTTGTCCGTGAAATATCCTTTGCGGCGGTTATGGATGTAGCTGCTGGCACAAAGGCGGATTTCATTCGAGAGATTACCAAACGGGCGATTATGAATGTTGGTTTCGGTGCAGTTGCCAAAGGGAGTAGGTACCATGTGGAATTTCTTGAATTCACGGGACCATTTAAACCAGGTGATCAAGTTGTTATCGATGCCAATTCGTACAAGATAACTCAAAATGGAGTTAATGCTTCACATTTACTTGAAGGTGATTTTTTTGATTTAAACCTTGGAGAAAACAATCTCACATGGACAGATCCTGAAACAGGTAGAAACGTACTAATCCGTGTTACACATAGAGACAAATTCCTGTATTAATTGAGGTGTGATATGCCTAATCCTACAATGAAAGTGTTTGATAAAAATCTGCGGCGTGCAGGTACGCTGATAGATAGCACAGACATTCAACGAAGAAGACGCATCAACAGTGATTATGAAATAACCTTCCTGGTCCCAATGACTTCGGATGATTATCGCGAAAAAATAGCAATCAAAGGCCACGTTCAAGATGAGCGTGGCCAATTTTATGTTATTCAGTCCCGGAGCCGATCCCGTGAAGGTCGGAAACTCATGGCTTCAATCTATTGTAATCATGTCATGTTCAAACTTAATGACTTCAAATTCCCTTATGCTTCATACATCGACGAAGCTTATGGCGTGAATCTCAACGAGCTGACTGAATTGGTTACAAAAGCTACAGGTGGAAGATTTACATTCGTTATCCATGATACGTTTGATTTACATGACGTAAAAGATTTTGGACGGGGAACATGTCTGGAAGCTTTGAATAAGATCGTCGATATGTATGAATGTGAGGTCGAACCTGATAATTTCGTTATTAACCTCAAGAAGAGGATAGGATCGGATCACGGCTTGCAGTACCGGCTTAAAAAGAACATCGTGTCCAGCTCATTCAAAGACAAAGGCGAATCTCTTGTTACCCGGATGCACGCACAAATGAAAGATGGTCGGACGTTTATCGGCATGGATGCATCCTTGCTGACGGATTTAGAAAGAAGTTTATTGTCGAGCATACCAGGAACGATTGTTAATGGTAAACTCGCGGTCAACTACCTCATATCTCCTTTTGCTCAGTACTGGGCGAGCGATTCAGTTCCGTTTTATGATGGGGAGATCATCGAGCAGGATATTGAAGAAGCAGAGGAGTTGCTGAAGGCTACACGTAAAGCGTTGCTTGAACAAGAGGTAGTTTCTCTGGAGGCAACTATATCCACGGCAGACTTGTTTAAAATCGACCACACTGAACCTAAACCTCACTTGGGTGATGATGTCATGTGTATCGACCCAGATATGGGCATGAATCGGATGAAGGCTCGCATCACTGAACTAACAGAATACCCATACAGTATGGACAAACATGCAGAGCCAACAATATCCAATCTCAACTTAAGAGATTACGATGATATAATCAGTGACCTGGAAAGGAATAAGAATATCACCAACAACCTATTTTCAAATGGGAAGATCCGGACTGATGTTTTTGAATCATTTGCAAAACAAGCAGTGATTGATATCAACAACAGCAAAACCGAACTGATCTATCCACCAGAAGGCGGGATATTGGCTCAAGAGAAAACCAATCCCTTAGAACAAGTCAGATTTACTTCTAAAGGTCTTGGGATATCCACTGATGGATGGAAATCGATACGAGCAGCCATAACAGCGCGGGGAGTTGTGGCGGAGCAAGTTATAGGACAACTTGGTAACTTTGTATCTATGTTAATCGGTAATGGTGAGGACATTGTACAAATCAATACTAAGGGCATTGCGGCGGGAGCATCTACGTTTAATAACGCACCTTTTAGATTAAACATGAAAGGCGACTTAATAGCGAATAGCTTAACAGCAAATTACGCAAACATCGAATATTCAAACTTCAAAAATGGGGCAATCGTAGGTTCATCCATTAATGTGGGAAATGGCATGTTTACTGTTACATCTGGAGGAATCATGTCCGCAGTAGGAGCCAACTTCTCTGGATCAATTACTGCTTCTACCGTAACAGGAACAAATATTAATGGTGGTACTATTACCGGTGCTTTAATCCGTACAGCAGCAAGCGGAAGACGAATAGAGCAAGACTCCCAAGGTTTCCGTTCGTATGATGCCTCTAACCGGAATCGTATTCAAATCGCCACAACAGATGATGCTTCTGCTGCGGCAATTATCTGGAGAGATACAAACGGATCTTCTGTCGGAGAAATTAATTCATATCAATCTAGTGGGCAACTCACGATATTTAGTAATAACCTGTTTCTTGGATCAAATAATACAGGTAATCCTATTCGTTTGCAGGGGGCGACTACATTCGGAGGTGCAGTTACATTTGGAAATTCAAATATCTCCGGTTTGAATATTGCTAATGTTACTGGGCTTCAAGCCATGTTAAATTCGCTTCAGTCTCAGATTTCAAGTTTAACATCTAATTTCAATACGCATACACATACTCAGTATGCGGTCAGTATGGCGTATGACCCTACAACGAAGAATCTCAAGTTGTACAACCAAAACGGAACTGTTATTTCGACCGTTAACATTGCTTAGAGACAAATTGTAAATATCAATTTTCAGAAGCGACAAATGAGGAGTGAACCTTTACGCCATCTTCGCCGTAATGGTACTATAGGAAAAAAGAACCAATACGGAGGGTGCGTAATGAAAAAAACTGCATACGTTGCTGGTGGTATACTGATTGGCGTCGTTCTTTCGACAGCAAGCGGAGCTTTTGCAGATCAGGTCAAATCACTTGTTGGAAAAAAGGTTACTGGTGAATATAACATCATTGTGAATGGGGAAAAATTGTCGGACAAGGGGGCAGTAATTGATTACCGGGCAAATGTTCCGGCGCGCGCCTTGTCCGAAGCGTTAGGAGCTGATGTAAAAGTGAGTGGAAAAACAATAACAATTACTTCTGAAGCTGGAGATGTTTTGGGCTTAGAGAATTCAACAAGCACAAATACGGCATCAAACAATAAATATATTGGATACTCTAAATCTAGTCTTGAAGAGTTGAAGAATAGCACAATAGAAAAGATATTGACGCCTACTAAAGCCGGACGGGAAGATGTTGTAAAATGGTTGGCAGAATCAAAAGAACAAGGAAATGATATAGCAATTCAAAATTGGACTAAAGAACTTGCGCAATATGATGCTGACATCGCAAAATACGAAGCGGATTTAAAACTAATTGATGAAGCATTACTTACTGCTAAATAGAATAATACCGAGAGGGCCCGTTACATACGGGCTCTTTTTTTGATTGCTTTTCATTTCCTAAATCCGTAGCCATTACGTATCAATGATGAAAGATAATAAATTCATGAAGCCCTATTCCTTAATTGGAAAGGGCTTATTTTCGTATAGAGAGGAGGAAAGGTCTTGGCAAAGATGACTCATACACTCCAAGTTGAAATGGATTTGAATAAACCGGTTGAAGAATTGACCCAGGTAATTAGTTCTGTTCTTAGCGCACACCCTCAGAATCAAAAAGAAATTCTAGCTGCTTTGGATTTGGAGATTGGGAATGCACTGGCAGCAATTGAGATTAAAGAACAAAAAGAGAACGCGGAAGCTATTGAATAGGGCAGGAAATATTTCCTGAACAGAGAGACGGGGGAAGGCGATGGAAGCCATACCAGGAGGTGTGAATGACATGCAGGTGCAGGATGTAAATACAATTGTGGATTTGAAGGTCCAATTGGCCCGTATCGAGGAGGCGTTGAAACCTTTGGCTGCTTTGGCTCCAGGTTTGGCGGAAGTCAGAGAAATAGCCAAAGAAGCATTGCAGGCGGTCCAGCAGTTGAATCTTCGAATTGTGGAACTTGAAGTTGAATCGAAAAAGACAGCTGATGTTGCACATGAAGCCAAGCGCAATTCGGCAGAAGCATTGTCACGATTGGACAAGCATGACGAGGATCAAAAGTGGCTAAAACGTACTGTGTACGGTGCTGCATTAACAGGCATAACGGGACTTCTCATTGCGGCTGTATGGGCCGGAATCAAACTAGGGGGAATGTAATTGTGAATAAGAAATGGTGGCAAGCGGCGGGCGTTCGAGCTATCAAAACAGGGGCCCAGGTGGCAATTGGTGTTATCGGTGCAACTACTGTATTTGCAGCAGTTGACTGGCGTGTAGTGGGCGGGACGGTGGTATTATCGGTAATCACAAGTCTACTCACCAGTTTGGCGGGATTGCCGGAAGTAAGCAAAGGAGATGGTACAGATGCAAACGCGTAAACAAGGGAACGCACAGGGGATTGACGTATCCCATCACAATGGCAACATTGATTTTAAGAAAGTGGCAGCAGACGGAATCTCGTTCGTTTTCATCAAGGCGACTCAAGGTAAGTCCTTCCGATCAACCAAGTTTCTACAGTTCGTAAAGGATGCCAAGGCAGCTGGCCTGCTGATCGGTGCATACCATTATGTGGATGACTCTGCTGGCAGCGTGGATGCTGCAAAGGCAGAAGCACAGAATTTCTACAGAGCTATCCAGGATGCGGGTGGGATTGGCGTTTTTGATCTGCCGCCGGTTATGGACTATGAGTCAAACAAAAAGGGCTACAGCAAAGCAACGATTACGGCTGTAGCGAAGACGTTCCTGGAGGAGATACACAAGCTAACCAGAGTTAAACCGCTGGTGTATACATACCCGGCGTTCATCGGCAACTTTACGGGCTTGTCCTCATATCCGCTCTGGATTGCCCGATACAACACGCAAACGCCTGCTGATGCTTCTGGTTGGACACGCTGGGATTATTGGCAGTACAGCGATGGGGCGGCTGGTGGATATCTGCCAAGGGGTAACCGTAAGGTTAACGGAATCAGCGGTAATGTGGATTTGAATGAGTTTGACGGGACGGTTGCCGAGCTGAAAGCCAAGTGTTCAAAGAAGATTGAACCTGTTAAGGAGGACAAGCCAGTGACACAACCAGTGACAACAAGGGATATTAACGTGCCAAGCAAGTGGGCAGATACTTCATGGAAGGAAGCCGTAGCAAAGGGATACTTTGATGGCACCAAACCAGGTGCGCTTATTACTAGAGAGGAAACGGCGGTTGTTTTAGATCGCTTTAAAAAGAATATCTTGTCCTCCATTGAAGAGTTAACTAAATGTAAAAAGTAACTATTTAAGCTTGAATCAATAGGTAACTAGACCATTTACAAATTCCTGCTGGCGCTTACGCTAGCAGGAATTTGTTGAATCAGAAAAATCGTTTTAAAATATTGGAAACGAGAAAGAAATATACATAAATTCACATAAAAGATTATATCCTGTCGATAAATACAGGAAAATGTTGACAAGTAGACTTATAGGACCCTAGAATCATATTAAGTAGTTTTTGACATTTATAACGGGGGAACATTTGAAATGACTAATATATTGTTTATTCCAGGAATTAAGGGAACAGAGCTTCACGAGAACCAAAGAAAAGTTTGGTTTCCTAATAAGGAAGCAGACTTAAACGCAATGAATATTGATAACGAATTAGAGGTTGGCGACCCAATAAGCCTTGTTAATGCGTTTAACTGGTTTAAGGTAAATATCTATAAAGGTTTTTTTGATGAATTTAATCCAGAAGAAATGGATTATTTCTCATATGACTGGAGGCACGATATCACCCAGCATGTCGACAAACTTTTAGCTAGATTATTAGAATTGAGTCAAAAAGGCCCGGTTACAATAGTAGCTCATAGTATGGGTGGAATGCTAGCTAAGCTGGGGATTCAAGCACTAGATGAAATTGGACAAACTAAGGCTGTAAATAAGTTAATTACGCTAGGTACTCCTTGGTTTGGTTCGGCTGATGCATTTAAGGCTCTGGCATACGGTGAACCGGGTGTTTTTCCTAGATGGTATCAGGCTGCAAAATTTTTAGACGACAAAAAAACAAGGAAAATTGCGAGGCAGTTCCCAGCAGTTTATCAACTTTTGCCGAGCAAAAAATATTATGGTCATGCTGATGGTAAATTTTTAAAATCCAAAACAGAAGTGAATTTGTCATATGAAGATATGTTACAGAGAGCTCAACAATATTATAATAATGGAAATCCCTTGAAATCAGTTGATATTTGGAAAAGCTATATGGAGAAATTACAAGAGGCTATGTTACAGCCGCTCCCGCAGAATATTGAGCATGATTGTTTAATTGGTGTTGGATGTCCCACAGTATACACTCTCCCTGATAAAGCCTTTATGGACAAACGTTTTTTCTTTAAAGGTAAAGTGGTTTTTAAAAACGGGGATGGAGTTGTACCGTTATTTAGCGCTATTCCTGAGCATCAAAATATGGAATTGTACTATGTTGAATCAGAACATGTTGAATTGTGTTCAAACAAAAATACAATTGAATTTATTAGATGGTGCTTGAATGGAAAGCCTAAGGGAATGCGTCCAAATGGGATTGACTTGGAAGCACAAGAGAATTTAAAGAGCGGGGTAATGGCTATAATTAAGTGCCCAGTTGATACCACTATTCTTGACGAAAATGGCGCTTATATTGCAGGTGAATTTGATACAAGCATTGAAAACGTTAGCTCATTAGCTGAATCTAACCAAGTCCAATATCTAAATATTGGTGAATCAAAGTTTGTTTACTTTTCAAATGAGATCGAAAAGGATATTACCGTAAAAATAAATTCTTATGAAACAGGTATTGCTGATATTTCAGTCGAATATTTTGATACTGAGGAAGTTAAGGAAATCCATTTTGAACCTCTGCCAGTTGAGCGTGGAGAAGTGGCAACCGCTATTATCCCTTTGTCGTCTGAAATAAATAAAGCTTCACTTCATAAAGCCAATGGTAAGAGTTATGAATATTCCGTAAAAAAGAAAAAGAATGGCGCGAAACCTGATGTTTTTGATACACCTATCCCAGGTTTGGAAGTTACCTTTAAAGAAGCGGAAGATACAAATAAATCTTATAGAAGGTGGGCATACTCCGGACCAATTTTTTTAAATGTGAAAATCAAAAATGTTGATCTTACAAATATTTATTATTCCGTTGATGATACTGCACCTGTACAATACGATATCGATCAAAATGTTTTGGACTTTTCAGAAGGAGAGCATACGGTTACTGTTTTTGGTAAAGATAATTCTGGGAGACCTCTTGTTCCAGTCACTAAGGTTTTCAGTATTGTAAAATCAGCTCCAAAAACAAAGTTTGTTGCAGTAATTAAACCAGATGTTTTAGAAGTGAACTTCGTTCCAGAGAGTTTTCTTCCATCTAATCTAACCCCTAAAGCTAATATTTACTATAGAATTAGCTATGGTAACGACAATATCTCTGATTGGATTGAATTGGTATCAGAGAAAAATGAATTGCAATATATAAATTGGGGTAATGTCAATAAAGACTTGACTAAATATCTAACAGTAGAATATTACTCTGTTAGTGAATTTGGATATAAAGAAGACGTGAAGTCAATTAAAATTTCTTTAGGGGATATTCCACAAATTATGTGGCGAGAAGAGCAAACTGCCGTTACGCCTGAGATTATTTGGAATAATGTAATAAAGAAAACAAGAATTCCGTTGGAGGAATTCACTGTAGTGGCAATTAGCAAAACTGACTATCCATTAGGCTATTTTGACTTCATTAAAGATGATGTTAAAGGTGTACGTTTTGATCATGACTCTGTGCAGATTGATGTTATGCATGCAGAAAAGTACTCTCTTTACTTTAAAGGTTCACCAACAGAAGTGCTGCAGGTTGGTGAAAATTATAAATTTTCATTTGAACTTTTGGCTGAGAGAACAAAAGAAAAAGTTGTAAATACCGATCCGAAAGCATTTTTGAAGGTGACTCGATCAAAAGAAGAACATGCTTTGGAAGTTTTTGAAAAAAACGGGACGTTCTACAGCTCTTTTACTGTTGATGAATCATTTTTAAAACACAAGTACAGATTAATTATCACTGATAAAAAAAATGTTACTCCGCCATTAAGAGATGTTGCTTTAATCATGAAGGAAACTGACGAAGAATAATTGAAAGGAGGAGCAAGTATGCCACTTTGGGTTTTAATTCAATTAGGTTTATTGTTGTTTTGGTTCCTTGTTTCCTTCCTTTTTTATTATTTTTCTCTATGGAATACATCATTCCCGATTGGTCGAACGAAGTCATTTCGAATGGTTTTTTTTAATTTCTTTCCCTTCACTTGGTTAGCCTCATCATTTATTGCGGGATTATTGTATATTGGTTTAAATTTAACTATCCGATCGGACTTGTTTCCAGTGCTTTTTCTTTTGATAATACCCGGAATGATGATTTTAGTGCTAACTTCTAGATTATTGATTCGAAATAAAATTTTACAAAATCATGAGATCTTCAGTGTGAAATTAATTGAACAAAAAAGAAAAGAAGTAGAGGAATGGAGCAAGAATTTTAATTTTCTGAATGAAGAAAATTTAGAAATTAAATTGTATATGTCACATGGAAGACCTGTGGGGAGAGTAAAAGTCAGTCCTGTAAATAAAGCAGAGTACAACAAACTTAAAAACAATAACAGTAATTTACCAGAAGGTATATATCTAGAGATTATTGATATTGACGACCATGGAAGACCACTTCATTAATGTAATCTATAGAACTTTGTAACAAGCCACTTCCTGCAGGAAGTGGCTTGTTACATTAGCGCGATAATTTACCTGAACCTATATATTTATCTTTCTTAATATCCCACTTATAGTAGGCCACAGCTGTGTCCCATCCTCCTTCGGGTAAATGATTCTTCCACGCTTGTCTGATCTCACCTGACTTAGATATTTTAATACTTACATCACCAACAATAGAGAGTTTCTTTTTTAGCGTCCCATCCTGGTACTTAAAAACAAATATTTCAGTGTTTGAAGGTGGATAGTCTAACGTTATAGCAACATGTTTCTCTTTTGAGGAAATGTTAAGTATATGGAAGGTGGGTTCTTCTTCGTTATAGTAGTTTGTATCTATAAGTACAATTACACCTTTAGAGTTAATAAAGTAAAAGTTGTCTGAGTCCGTAATCAATAAGTGTTCTTTCTTGTTATCACCATTCAGATCGATGGACTTACTGACAGTAACACGTTCTCTGGGGTATTTTTTTTCTAACAATTGCTTTGGGTTGAATTCAGCGGCATCCATGGTAGGAGCTAGCAAACTAAATAGAATTGATAATGTACAGAACAAAGAAGTAACTTTACGCAATGCAATTCCTCCTGATATAGTAATAATTAACAACAGAACATAGTCTATCAGACCTAGGTATAATTTTCTATAAAAATCTATGGATGTGGGAGAATGAATACATATAGAGTGTTAGAAACAGATGTAGAATTCCTTGTCGCTGCATTATCTCAGACTCAGGTATCTGTATGGCACACCCTTGATGATCTAGAACACATCATTGACTACGGCGGGCCAGTAGAAGAGTATAGCACATTATCCATTAAAATTATGGGGAAGAGATACTTTCGTGATACGTTTGAGTTTAGGGTACAAAAATAGGAGCAACCCCAATGGTAGCTCCTGTTACATTTAGTCATATAAGAAGAAAAAAATACTATCATAGAATTCTTGCGTCATGCCTAACCCGCCAGTGATCAGCATACAACCAAAAATAAAACAATAAAATATAGAGTTTGCTAAGGGATCTGTTCGTTTAAAGCGTACACCACACCATTCACAACAGAGAGCATCATGTGGGACTTTATTTCCGCATTCGTTGCATTTCAAGTCATGACCTTTTTTAAATATTTTTATCTTTATATTTATAAAAGATCTGTAGAAAAGTGCTACTCCTCCTACAAAAAAGAATAATATTACACCTACCAAAGTTAGCCATCCGAAAACTTTTAATAAGTAATCAAGCATCTTGCTCCTCCAACTATGTAATCAATCCAGAATAGTCTATCAGACCTTTAATTTAATTTCCATATATTTCTGTAAAGAAAAGACTCCGTGCAATAAGCACAAAGTCGTGTAATTAGTTGGTCGTATATTCACTTACTTCAAACGTTAAAATCTTATCGAAAATCACGTAATCTGTACGCTTACTGAATGGACCTTTGTTGTTGCTGTATTTGTTTATGGCGAATTTAGCTGGTCCAGTTCCTGCATCACGAGCATCGTACCAGTTGAGGAATGCATTTACATCACTAATTGGAAGATCATATTCTTTTTCTAGCCCAGTTGTCATTGTTACAACTAGAATTGCATGATTTGCTGTAGGTTCAATTGGGTCTGTTGGGTCTGTAGGATTCGTTGGGTCTGTAGGATTTGTAGGATCGGGTACAGAATCTGGATCTTTACTATAAAAAAAGTCGAGTTCATTTATGTTGATATCTTCTCCAGACATGGTGTACAAAGTGATGTATCTTACTTTACTTATTACTTTACCGTTTGGGATTGGTTCGAGGGCCCCACTACCACCATTAAGGGTAAACTCATGCAAGTAACCAACAGATCGATCCTGAAAACTAATTCTCATACTTTTTAAATCACTATTTATTTTAAAAGAATCGATTGTTCTATCTGTTCCTAAATCAATCATCAACATTTTACTTTTAGGAAGTAAGGTTCCTGTTGTTTCGTTGTTATCAGTGATTAATGTCGTAACAACTTTCGAATCATGCGGTTTTGTAATGAAGTAGTTATCGGGGATCATAATTATGGAATCTTTTCCATTAGCATACCCACCCGTATAGGCACTCACAGATGATAAGGGGATAAATACTGATACAATTAGTGTTAGAATTAAAAATAAATTAATCTTTCTTCTCATTTAAACTTGTCCTCCTAATTTTTATTCGAATTTAATAATACAAAATTTAACAAGGATGGTCTAAACAATAATAACTATATATTCAATTAAGTGTTAGAAGTAATAAAAAGCTCTACCGACCTTATAAGTCGATAAAGCTAATAACTCTTTAACCTATTTCTTTTAATAATTCTTTATTATTATTACGCACATTACCAACTTCCTTTGGTACCTCATATGCTCTCATCTTAGACGCTTGATATGGCTTAAGCAGACCAAGAAGAGACTGAATACCTTCACTATCTCTTCCGAGCCATTCCGCCTCATCCTCGGGGTGCAGAATAACAGGCATGCGATTATGAATGTCTTCCATAAGGCTATTTGGTTCGGTTGTAATAATGGTGCACGTACTCAGTTTATTGCCGTCTGGATCTGTCCAGGTATCGTACAGCCCAGCCAAAGAAAAGATGCTATCGTTCTTCATCAGAATTCGCATAGGTTGTTTACTCGATCCTTCCTTACGCCACTCATAAAATCCGTTTGTTGGGATGATGCAGCGCTTGGAGTTGATCAGACGTTTGAAGGCCGGCTTTTCGGCTAACGTCTCAGCCCGAGCGTTAATCATCTTGTTGCCGATCTTGTCATCTTTGGCCCAAACTGGTACCAGTCCCCATCTGAGCGAGCCCAGTCTATTGCCGTCTTTGCTCCCTATAATGGTAGGGATGTACTGCATAGGTGCAGCATTATAGTTGGGGCGATACTCAAATCCGTCTGCAATAGATGCATAGTACCTGTCCATTATAGCGTCTATGGGGTCAGTGATCGTAAATCTACCACACATACAAAGCACCTCCTGTATTGTCTTTACAATATATAATCACACAATAAATTGATCAAACACGGGTATACGTAGCAAGCCGGACTTTGTCCAGTTCCGCATCTTGACCCTGGCTTGTATCTTCGGTTCCAGGTACACATAATCCTTATCCTGGCCTGTTACGAGCTGCTGGCATACACCGCGAAATGCCTGCTTATGCTTTTGATTTGGGCCATGCTCAATTATTCCTGCTGGTCGCAGCCTGCCGGACAGATCGGGCACAGCAGCAAGCCATCCGAATTCAGTTTTTCGATACCCAGTGATATAAACATCAGCATAAGACCAGTTAATGACCTTTTGCCAGTCCCTGGACCGTCTGCTAACGTACTGGCTGTCCTTGCGTTTGCCAACTACACCTTCCATACCCATGGCTTCAATCTGAGCGAATAGATCCTCTCCAGCGCCTTCTATATGGGGCACAACTCCAAAGTTAGAGGAAGGAAGAGATAAACTGTGTAGGATCATCTTGCGTTCCATAAGAGGTAGCTTACGTAGATCCCGGCCTTGGTAAAAAAGAATATCAAATATGGCAAACGTTGCAGGCAGCTTCTTGATGAGCTGCTGAACCTTAGAGTGCTGACGTGTGCTAAATCGGCTCATCACAGCCTCGAAGTCATTCAGTCCGGTTTCGGGATCAGTGCATGCCACCTCGCCGTCCAGGATAATATCATCATCAAAAGGCAGAAGCAATTCAGGGTACTGACGGGTGCAATCATTGTTATGACGTGTGTATAACCGGACATTGCCGGACTGTTGCGAATATATCAACCGGTGCCCATCAACTTTAGGTTCATATATAAAATTCGAGTGACTAAATGGACCCGGAGCTGTTGCGAGTAACATTGGACTGATAAACATAAAAACACCTCAACCCAATTATATCGTTTGCCATAAAGGATTGAGGCGGTAAGTTATGGGATAAAATATTCTATTGAAAATATTTGTGTTTATTAAACTATAAAATAAAAAAAATGTCGAATAATTACTACTTTTGAATTATAGATAAATTAATAATACGCCATTATGTATTTTTTTATTATATTATTTGTGACATATTGTTTATGTTTTAACTAATATTAATATGGTAAGATTACACTTCAATTTTAAAAAAATAGGAGATGAGAGAATGGTTTTAAGAAAGTTTATGGGTGCAATGCTATCATTATCATTATTTGCAGGTGTAGCAGGTGTTCAAGTTTTTGCTGATGCGTCAGATGAAAGTATTAAAGTAGAACAATCAGTTATAGCGGACACAAATTCCGAGCAGGAAACAGCAACAACAGATGCATATCAAGATTTCTATGTAGTTCCTGTTGATGATCTATCTGGAGGTCAATTACCAGCCGACCAATTAGCGGTATCAAATATTGGATTGGCAGCCGGTGTTTATTTCATACCAGGAGTTGGTGAAGTCGCGTTGCTAGCTACTGGAGTTATTGTTGTAGGAGGTGTTACATACTACGCGGGTTCAACGATATATAATAAAGTTAAAGCTTATTTTGCGGAAAAGGATGCAGCCGAAGCAGAAATTGCAGCAGAAAAGGCTTATCAGGACGCTAAGAAAAATGGTACTAAAGCAGGTACACATACGGATAGACGCCCACCATATAAAAATACTCTTGAAAGAACCGGCAAACCACGTTCTACCGAAGATCTGTACGATTCGAAGGGGTTGAAACAACGTAGATACTATGATAAAAATGGTAATGCAGACGAAGATATCGACTACGACCATTCAAATGCGGATGGATCACATACGTTTCCGCATAGACATAAATGGATCAATGGTCAAAGATTCTAGGTGGTGATGATATGAGTGAAAAGTTTACTTACGAAGAAATTCTTCAGTTTATTTGGGAGCATAGAGAAATAGAATTTGTCTTTGATAACAAACAGTATGCATTCCTTTCTCATAAAGATGGCTTTGCTTTTGTATGTGAAAACAAAACGCAAGGTCCAATCTTTACAACTTATGAAGAAATGATTAAGGAGAGCAAACTTAACGGGAAAACATTTTTAGAGCTATTTAAAAATGATGAGTTAACTATCACGGCTGTATTCTAATTGGACTGTATCAGTTAAAGAAAACAAGAAAATGCCCAGTCTTCGGACTGGGTATTTTTTTCTGTTGAATAACGAACATACATTCGCATATAATAAAAATACAAACAAACGTTCTGTGTGATTGGAGGGAAGAACATGCCGGTGAAATACTTGGGTAGGTTGGTTGAAATTATCTATGAGGATCAAAGTGGAAAGATCACCAAACGACGTATCCAGGTCAAGAGCATACGGTCGGGGATGATTAAAGCTGATGATCTATTGTCGGGAAAGCCACGTACGTTTAGGGAATCCCGTTTACTGGCATGCCGTCCAATAAGAACGACAGCATAGGGGGACTTAAAATGTTGACGGATTTTCAACGCAAGGTACTGAGGATCTTGTACAACTACAAAGGTGGACGACGTAGGTTTCCCACAATTCACGAGCTAACGGTTAAAACAGGGAAGCATAAGCCAGATGTCATGGCTGCTTTGGACGCCCTCATTGCCGCCGAGTACATACATTGGGATGACAAGATGGATACGTCAAACATAATCATTTTGGAAGGTTGGGAGCGTGAGGGTGAACGTCCTAAGGTTGATCATAGACCAGCACCGGCTAACCCCAACAACACGGATTATTGGACCCAATATTAAGGAGGCATCTATTATGGCAAGCAAATTGACAGGTAACGGGATCATTGAAGGATCTCGTATAATCCTTCCTGAACATCGGCAGGCTTACCTTAATGAGATGGATAAGCAGGAGAAACGAGGAAAGCCTGTCCTAGACGATCAGGAAATACAGCTTATAGAGCGGGCGATTTTTGAATCGTATCAGGAATGCAGGTCTATCACGCTGACTGTATTTAATCCGTTTGATGACGAGGAGTTGCGGGGCGTTGTCACAGCTATTGATAAGCCATGCAGAAGAATCAAGCTTGTCAGAGGCGAAGAGGATTACAGCTGGATCAGGATTGAAGAGATTACTGCAGCTTCTATATGAGATTAAATCCGTCAGGTAAAGTACTTGGCGGTTTTTTTATGACCAGAAACAACCTAAAAACATCCGAATTATCGACGCTGATCTGGCTGGATTCATATTATACTGTGCTTGTATTCGACAATGTTTTTGATCTGTACAAGAACGTACGTTCTTGTTATAATGTTAGGAATATCTTTCTTATAAAGTCAATTCGTGGTTTTGTGAAGTGCTGAGATGTAAACTTTTACCTTCGGGACGTTCGACACATTGCGACACAACACGTCATGGGAAAAAGGTATTATTTACTTACCAGAAGTTTAGAACAATTTGTTCTAAACAACCCGGGGGAGCGCGGTAATACCGCCTCATGTACGCTTGATGTCAAACTCATATAGATCGTCCCATTCACACCCTAGTAGGAGCACGGCAGTATACATATCTTCAGGCAGCATTACACGGGTATCGTTACAGAAATGGGATATCATCCGCTGAGACCGTCCAGATCGATTAGCATACTCGGTCTGAGTCCAGCCCTTAGCAGTAATGAGTTCAAGAAGCCTACATCTCCCTCGGGAGATTTCCAC